AGGGCGGCGATGCAGAGGGGGGTACGGGTTGCGATACCCCCTCCCCCCTAGGAATCAAAAGTGGAATCCCTCCCAAAACCGAGACCAGTTAGCCACAAGTTTGAGTGCTTGGCTTTTGGATCGATCGGTTTTGGGAGGGGGCACTTTTTTTGGGAGGGGGGTACAAAATTACTTCTTGTCAGAGGCGGGGCGCATAACCTTTACATAGTTGCCGGTGAGGTTATACTGGAGGATCTCATCGATTCCATCATTTAATGCAAGAATCTGATCTGCTTCCGACAGTTCGCTCGAGGTACGCACTACCCGTGCCAGGTAGGCAGGGGTGTGGTACCCTTCTCTTGCATCGAATGCATACCACTGTTGCCACTCAGTGAATGGATTGAATGGATTGTCTGCAGTCGATAGCATGTACTCATCCATTGTTCACCTCACTTCAGGCTCGATGTTAGCGTCGACACTGGCACGCCTAGGATCTGTGCCACCTCTGATGGTGTGCGTCCACTAGCCAGCAGGTTGCGTGCGCGCTGCTGCTTCTGTGTTGTCATCACCTTGTTCTGCCGTGGTGTGGCTAGCTCCTTCACCTTGTCAAGGTCACTGTGTGTAAGGATCTGTGTCAGCTTGTTGTTGCTGATTGCTCCTGCTTGTATGGCTTCCCACTCAGTATCAGTGATGACCACACGATCCTTGTTCGCACCAGTTCTTGCACGTGCAGTAGCCAATGCTCTTGCTGATACTTTCTTCAGCTCATCTGATTGCATTCCAGGATTGGCATCCTTCTTCTGGCGTATCACCGCATTGGCAAGTACCTGAGCCTGGCGCTCTCTCGGAGCATTCTTCAACGCAACATTCAGCTTAGCATTCAAGCTGTTCACCTCGGCATGGTATACCTTCTTGGCTGAAGGAGAGTAAGGGATAGGCTTCGTAGAAACCATAGCCTTACGGGCCTCGTTACTCATAGCCTTAAGTCTGTTCGAATGATCGGCATAGATCTTCTCGACCTTAGTGCCAGACGAAAGAGTATGAGCATCCTTAGCTTCAGCACCCTTGGTAGAATTACTGGTCTTAGGAACCCACTGATCCGTAAGGTTACCATTCTTGTCCTTACGATAGTAACCCTTACCAGTTTCCTTATAGACCTTCTCACCAGTAGAAGGATCTACCCTGTAACCCATCTGACGATGAGGAACCTTGGTCTCGGAAGTACTCCTAGACAGGAGAGTAGAAGCGCCCTTCCTCGGACCACCCTGATACTTCTCCTTGAGATGAGGGATCCCATTGTCTATAGCAGACTGCTTGTAGTTGAGCTTATGCTTCTCAGCATCGATCACAACCATAGAGTGGCGAACAGCCGCAGCAATCTCGTGAGTGTTCGCACCCTTGATAGTCATGTCAGTAATGAGGTTAGACACATTGCCCATCTCAAGCTGTGTCTGCTTAGAGGTCATAGGCTTCATGCCCTCATAGGCTGGATACCTAGTCTTGGGATCGAAACCCTTAAGACCCTCCAATGCAGGAGTACTCTTGATCTTACCAGAGTTGTTAGGGATCACAACGACAGAGTCACCATCGAAGTCCGCACCAGACAGACGCTCAGCAACCTTAGAGTTGATACCCACAGCATCAACAGCATTACCCAGAAGACGCTTAGCATCGGGCTGCTTGTTGTTTACCGTAAGCTCGGGGATCTCAAAGGTACCGCCATGTGGATAGCGAATCAGAGCAACCCGCTCACCGTTATTGAAGGTGGGCGCATAGATCTCAGTATCCTTCATGTTGTTGACAGGAAGAATGACCTTAGTTGCCTGACGATCCATAGCCGCACCCTGAAGGTGGACAGCTGCAGAATCCACATCATCAGCAAAGGATTGCAAAAGCTTCTGCTTAACCGCAGGATTGGTTAGAGCAAGAATCTCATCCAGGTCCTCACGCTTACGAGTAGCGAGCTTGTCGAGCTGTTCCTTAGCCAGGGTGTCCTTCTGCTTAGCCAACATCTGAGACGCAGTGGACTTACTCCACTCATTCCAGTCCCCAGCCTCGTTAACTATATTCAGTTTACCACGCTGGCCGCCAGGTTTGATCGAAGCACCGAAAGGATTGTCGTTGTCGATCTGGTCGGAATCTAAAGCTTTCCCATCCTTGTCCCGAACAATCTTCCCATCGTCATCCAGCAAAGGAAGCTTCTTCAGAGGCTTGAGAGCATCCTTAGGATCCCCAGTGTTCTTCTTGTTGGTGTTGAAGACCACATCCACACCAGGAGGCAGGTTCTTGTCGTAGACCGCCATACCCTTAAGGTAGTGCGTTCCATCAACAGCAATGCGAACCTGAGCGTAGTGCGAACCACCCATGTCGAGATCAGCAACACCAGGACGAATGGACATCATACCATCCGAGGCAGTGCCGCCATCTTCGTCATAGTTGATCTTCAGACGACTGAGCTCAAGCATCTCAGGAGGACGAACAGAGACAGGTCCGTCATCAGTGAGCTTGGTGGCGATAGACTTAACATTGTCCATGTCAGAGACGATGTCTTTGTAAGTCGTACCTTCTTTAGCCAGAACTCTGGTGTTTGTCTTCTGACCAGAACCACCAACTTGCTCAATCTGGACTGTGTGGACAACATACCCTTCATTACGAAGAGCAGTCAGAGCCGTGTCGAACTGAGTACGAGACATTCCCGCATACTGCTCAACACCAGCGCCCACATCCAAATAGCCGCCGTTCTCAAGCTGATCTCGAAGCATCCCTTTAGCGGCCTCTAGCTGATTGGCACGATCAGCGGCACCAGGAGCAAGGAGAGATCGAACAGAAGATTCGCCAGCAAGACCCATTTGATCAGCAATGGCTTGCAGAGAATGTCCGTCTGCTCGAAGACGCTCAGCTCTAGCGATGTTTGCTGCCCTAATCTCGTTAGAAGCAATGGACTGCAGAGCTCGAAGGTCCTTGACCGAAAGCTCGACACCCTCACCACTAAAGCCTTTTGCGATCTCGGCTTCGGAAAGGCCTTCTGCCTTAAGAGCATCGACCATAGCCATAAACGACCGATGGTTTTGCTGAGAGTCACCACCAGAACCCCAAGGGTAACGACCGGAGCGTCGTAGGATCCCGTAATGCGCCAAATAGTCATCTTCATCAACGATCACGCTACTACCTCCGTTCCTTAGTCTTGAGCTTTGATGTCTTCGATGATCTTGTCGAACGTGATGATTCGGTCCATAATATGGATGATGTTGTCCCGTTCTGGATCAAAGACGATGCACTCATCATTCTGGTAGAGTCGAAGTTCCATCTCGATGTCGAATGGTTTGACCATGTATTCGAGACAGAAGAAGGCAGCATAGATCTCAAGCTGTTCCATCGAAGCAGGAGTGACGCCAGTTTTGAGATCATGGATCCGCAGCTTGTTCTTTCGGAATGAGATAGCGTCAGCGGTACCGAAAGCATTGTCAGAATATACCAACATCTGCTCAGGGGTCATTCGGTAACCGATCGCATCATTGACGTAGTGATTCAGAGTCTGCTTGTTGTTGGGAAGCTTGACTCCTAAGCGGATGAGATCATGTGCCAGATCGTGAAGCTCACTCCCTCGACGAGTAGCCTGAATGTTCAGGAACGTGTCTGCGAGCTTCTCTTCAGAATATCGGATCCAGTGGTACTTGCTGGCCGAGAGGTAAGCGTGCCTACCTTCCAGGTGCGAGTGCCTGTTGAAGTCCACGTAGTACATCCTTTTCGTTTTCGGGATAGATGCAAGCCGAGAACGACATAGCGTTCAACTTATCGATGAACCATTCCTGATTGGGTTCAAAGGCTTGCGCAGAGGTCGGAGGCTTTGCTTTGACTTCAAGCGTTGCCCAACGATCCTCATGTAGGATAGTCAGATCTGGGATCCCTTGAATGTAAGAAGAGTCGTTCTTCATGATGATGGCATCAGGATATAGACGACGAAGCTTACGGATGAGGCCAGCTTGGTAAGCACTCTCACGCACAGCGACCTCCCAGATCGAAAAAGTAGAATGCAAGGATGCATGGACGTAGGACAAAAAAAGAAGCGTCCTATCATTATAACCCATGTAAACCTCGCGGCTTAATACGTATTAGAGAATTTTTAGTGTTCCTTTCAATGGGAATATAGGATCATGGTTCCGAAGGTTGACGTAAGCTGTCTCCTCAACGAGTCCGAACTTGACGCAGGCTTCTCGTAACGTCCCAAAGACTTCGCCAGAAGGCTCGTGGACTACAGAGATGTTGATTGGTGGATGAGCGAACATTCGGTTGTACTCGACGACGAACCATCTAGGACGCCAAGAAAGATTCATCGCTTGGCAGTTCTGCTTGTCACCGTCGTGTTGGATTACAGAATTGAAAGCCGGATTGGGTGGTGGTTCCAAATATGCCTGAGCCACCAAGAGTGAGAGCTTCCGCGTATGCTTTCTGCCGTCTCTACTCAGATCCACAATCACATCGCCTTGGCCGTTGAGTCGAAGACTCTTCAGTCCTTTTCGGTATGTGTGTTTGATGAATCCATCGGATGAAACCAAGTACTCAGGAAAGTCCTTGATTGGTTGCCAGATCTCCAAATTTTGCTCCAGTTTTGGGTCTTGTCAAAAACGCGAAAATCAGCCCAAAAACTTTTTGTATGTACGATCTTAATACGTACTACTACGTATTAAAGTTGTCTTTCTAGGAAAAGTTTTTAGGGTGAGATTTGACAGATTTGACAGTGAAATCGGACATTTATGGTAAAACTGCTACGTATTAACGTCAAATCTCAAATCGTGTCACAAAGTTGCCTTCATCAAGACCCAAAACCATGTCTCAATTTTGCACATGATTTAGGTAACGATTTGGTAACGATTTGGTAACAATTTCATAACTTTTCAGATTTGACAGGATTTGACACAATTTTTGTCAGTCTCGCCAGACTCCAAAATCCTTCTCGTTGAAGTTCTTTTTGTTCCTCAAAGCACGACTGATCGCCTTGTCAATCTGGCTCGTACTGACAAGCACATAATAGTGCAAATCCTTAAAAGGCGTATTCAGTCGGTCAGTTCTCCCCTGTGCTTGCTCGAAGTTCCGGTATGAATATGTCTGCGAGTAGAAGCACATCGCGTCGGTCTCCACGCAATTCCAAGCTTCGGCTCCGGCCACATACTGAACCAGATACAGCCACCGATCGCCCGTCGGAACTTCCTCATGCTTGTGCCCATTCCACTCAGCTACCTTCCACTCAGGCCGCTCTTCTGCAATCCCACGCAACGTCTCGAGCTCGTAGTCGAAGTTGTAGAACACGATCAACTTCGGATGCTTGTCCATTAGCTGCTTGACCGCAACCTTACGGGACGGGTCAGAATATGCCACCCATCGCATCTGAGAGAACACCTCAGCCATGTCCCTCAACGGACGCTGTTCCACAGGATGGAATCTCTTGGCCACAACTACTTGCATCATGTCCACATCGTGATCACAGACCACTCTATGAATATGGCGCGTCGTGTGTCTGGCGTATGGCATCTTCACCAAGATCTGGTTACGCCATCGTATGAGCTTGCCAACCTCGATGTAACGATCCACTTTGGGAAACTTGCTGTAGGGCGCATAGACGATGTGGTTGCGGCGGAACTCCGTGATGTTCTTCACAAAGCCATTGGCGATGAACAGAGGAATATAGTCCTCCCACTTGTCGCCTGGTGTAGCACTGAGCATGATCCACCGATTGGACTTCGCGATCTTTAGGAAGTTCTTCGACCATGTCCCAGTACCCACCATCCTCTGCTCATCCAGAATAACGAATGCGCCTTTGATGTCCTTGTACTTCGTGATGTTGTTGTAGGAGTCGACAGTCAGTTGGATCCCACGAATCGAGGCCGACCGCTCTTTCGAGATCGCCAACTTAGCCGCATCCCTCTGCCAATCCAATTCATCACGCTTGCGAGCTGTGGTGAAAATATAGAGGTCCATCGGATTGGTGATGGTCTCAGGCTTGTTCAGCTCACCACCCATGACTTTGGTGTAGAAGTAGACCAAAGACGTGATGGTTTTGCCAGTTCCCACCCCACCGACAAGCACTTTGCCGTCTGAGAGCTCCTCTACGGCCTTTTGCTGGTGAGGATATAGCTCTACTACCATAGCGAATCTCCCTTCTTAGAATCGATCTGAGAGGCTACTTGTACATCGTTGCGAATAGGATGCAATCCTTGTCTTTGGAGATCATGGTGTCCAGTCCGGCGCTGTCTAGAACTCTCAGCATCCGATCGACCTCCTCGTCAGTAGCTCCGAACATCTTCTTTGCTAAAAGACGAAAGCCTTTCTCATCCACAACAAACCAATCGATCACACGCCGCATGTTGTTATCATTAATGGCGATGTCGATCTTTTGCTCTACCATACCCATCTCCTTAAACAAAAATATAAGACAAAGTCCATGACGAGGATCCGGTAGCAACCTGTGAGAGTTTGCTGTGACTACTACCGGATCCCCATCATAGTGCGTGTTAAATGTGCGAGTGTTCAGCTTCGCGAGTTCAGAAGCCTGTGGACCTCGTGCAGGACGCCGACCGTCCCCATGAGAGCCGTCAATGCCGGGTGTGGGTTCCCAGCGATGAGAATATCCCTTTGTGGGATAGCAGTCTTGAGAACCACCTCGTCACCACAAGAACAGGGTAGACGAACAGTCAACTCGACAAGATGCTCAGTCCAGAACCCTTCAGCATTCGTGTTGATCTCGCTGAGAATATCGCCCTTCTCGTGTTGGAGAACGGTCTTGGCCTCGATTGCAGCAGCCTTCTCATCGAAGAACTCAGCCATGTCGTTCTGACAAGTTCGACAGATTCGCACGCCTCCACAGCGAGCAACCGACTTTGGCCTGGTTTCGGTAAAACCAGTCATGGATCCGGGAATATGATGACCGTGAGATGTCCAGGCCATTACCTTCTCCTCCGAGTAGCAGCATCGATGTGGAGCCTGTGCATACGCCTAACCGCAGAATCCTGCATTCTGTCTAACTCCCGCATGAACTCCTTGTCCGCGTATGCGCGATCGACGATGGTATGTTCAACCACCTGAGTTCCGCACGCACAGGAGAGAGTAGTAAGGTGACGAGAAAACCCACCAGGCCAGACCTCAGGGTCTTCGCCATGCTCGAGCTCGAACTTGACTTTGTGCCTTTGTGAATGCTGCCCACGAATTTGAAGATCGGTTGCGATCTTGATCAGCTCTGCAGCAGCTTCTTGAGAACACTGGGCGCAGTCCCCAGGCCCATCGCATTCACTGAGCTCTGGAGATGGTGAGTGATCGAATGGTGTTCCCTGAATAAAGTGTCCGTGTGTGGTGCGAGTCATTACATCTCCTATCGAGGCCAGTCGATTGATAGTGCGTGGCCCCAGTCACTGAAATCGGTACCATCTTCGTACGTGTCGATGGCTTCTTCTCTTGCTTGGTGATTCCCAGAGTGGTTGGTCTTGCGCTGGCAGAGCTCACCCTTGAAATATGGATGCTTCGCCAAGCACTTGTCTGGCTCAGCTCGATTATCGAAGTAGATGAACCACTCCAGACCATCGGCCATCTTCACCTTCTTGAGACGACGCCAGTACTGCTCTGGTACGTAGCCGACTCCAGCGATGAGGTAACTGACTGGGTTGTCGCCCACTCGGTTAGGCTTGTCGCTGTGCTTCTCAAAGGTGACGAGCAAATATCCCGGATCCTTGCGGTTCTCCTTAGCCGTGACGAATCGAGGAGAGTCTGAGATCTGGAACTGAACGACCTCGCTGGTGATGTCCAGTGGGATTCGTTGCACGTGCTGCTTCATCCCAGGGGCATGAGACAGAGCTTCAATCTTCACTCTTTGGACCCTAAACTTTGAACCATAACGCCGACACTGTTGGTAGCGTAGATAGAATATGGGTAGACGTCTCCTCGCTTACCTATCTTTTCTGCTGAACCCTCAGTGATGAGATCCCACATGAAGGCTTCTCGATCTTTACGATTCATGTCTGAGAACTTACGAAGAGCTGTTGTCATACCAGCGCTTGTGGTGTAGCCCTCAATGATTGTCTCGTCATCGAGACCGTGGTCAACAATCAGAAGGGTGTACTCCATGTGCTCTTCACCGCCTCGAGCTTCTCCTCATTCCACACAGCGATGGAATATGCGTACAGACCAACTGAGCCCGACTTGACGATGTGCTCGTTCGCGCCCTTGTCTAAGATCTTTTCCATGAACGTCATGCGCTCAGGGAGAGTCAAACCGCAGAAACGAAACAGAATCTCATGGGCGCCAGTGCTGTTGGTCGTGCCCTCTGCGACGACATGACTAAGGCTCTCATCCCTCAGCTTGAAGTTGTACTCCATCGATCTGCACTCCAATCTTCTGGTAAATATGGAAGACGTCTTTGGTACGGAGAACTAAGGATCCCACATGCTTGGCTTCTTCTGGGACTTGCTCTCCAATGCCAATGACATAAAAGATTGTTACCGTCTTTCGGAATTTTTCATAAGACTCGGTGTCAACTTCGTAATAGACGTTGAGAGTCTTACTGCTTTCTGGCCCTTCGGTGATCAACAAGACATTGGCGTCACCAATATGAAGCGTCTGAGGGCCCGAATCGATGTTGATGGGCACCCACGACGTTCGGATCCCGTTGTGTGCTCTGAACTTGGGCTCAGACATCAGCGACGCATCTCGCGGCAGAAGATCCAGATGAGCCACAGCCCACCGGTCAGGCAGCAGAGGATGATGTCGAGAAGGAAGTTGCCGAATCCGTACTTGTTGCGCTTGTTGTTAGCCATGATAGTGTTCTCCTAAATATGGTTGGTGATGGCTTGGTGCTGGTAATGCGAGGCTCAACTCCGATTACAGGAGAGCGACTTAGCCGGGGCACCCGGTACCTCACATTGTTACTCTGGTGGACCCAGACCGTTAAGAGCCTCGGTAAGGATCCCTGATAGTTTCCAGCCTGGTTGTTGATCGTCTTTGGGGAATATGATGATCGGACCGTCGGATCCCATGACCTCAGGATCTCCTGGGAACGAGTCATACCCCACCACAAGAGCCCAGCACACAGGATGCTCGCTTCGAGGAACATCCTCCTCTAAGTGCTCTTGGTAGTGAATATCGGTGAGCTCTTCGACAAGCTCAGCCAGCCTTGCGTGTGCTTCGCGTTTGCGATCCATAAGACTCATAGACTACGACTCTGGAAATATACCGACATCGGATCCTTCATGCTTACGAAGAGCATGACCACTCTCTGCCGAATGGTCGAACGCTTGCGACGCTAGCTCGTGCAGCTTCTCTGACGGTTCGGTCTTCCATCCACAAGAGCATTCCGCATGTGGTGGCCGGCCAACAGCCAGACGAATGACATCGAGAGGCTGATCGGGAACGGACTCAGCAATATAGTTCATGAGTCAGCCACCGGTGCCTTAACCGGCTCGTTCGTAACGAAGAGCTCTTCGGGAACAGTCTCGAAGTTCTTTAGGAACGGGCGATTGGCGTAGACCTTGAATCCCTTGGATGCGAAGAGGAGCCAGTCTCCGACGTATGCCTCAGACTGACGCTTGTTCAGAGGCCTTGCGACAGGCACCTGAATATGGCGCTTGATGACTCCCGGACGGTTAGGGGTATTGCCTCGGTCTTCGACGGTAACGATAGAGCCGCTGCACCACGCAGCAACCTTTTCGAAGTTCTCCTCGGTGATCTGCACAGCTTCCACAGCGAAAGGCTTACGCTGGAACATCTGCGTCTCGAGACCCTCAACCGGAATGGTCTTGGTGACCGGAGCGGCAGGTTTGGGAGAGGACTTATCTGGAGTTTCGGTGGTGTAACCCATGAGTACTAGTCAACTTTCATTAGGGGTGACTACATAGTGCGTCTTGCAAATATGGAGTTGTTAATCAACTACATCGGGGAAGGTGTCAAACCATTCCGGATCATAGTCAGGGTGTTGTTCTCGTACGTGCTTCCTCACCCTTTCTTCTAGCTGTTTGAGATTCTTGAAGTCCTTGCCGAGAAACGGCTTGTCACAGCGAGGACAGTAGAAGTTGGTCTCCGGCATTGCTGCCATTGGTTACTCCTTAGTTGTTGGAATATCCTTTACAACTTTGATGGCCCCACAACTACAAGGTCGGGCTGCGCTCTCAGGCTCGTTGTATAAAGTGCATTCGACGTAGTGCTCGCCCGCATCCAGCTGCTGATCTCGAAACTCAACGTAAGCCGCTTCGAAATCGTCAATTCGCTTTTGCAGACCTTCCGCGCTACCGGTACACACATCATTCCAATGCGCGATCAGCAGGCTTTCGTTCTCAAAAGGACCAGCTGTGCATTTGGGACAGTTCATGGTGAAACGCGTCCATTCTTGTGGAATGCGGCATGAGTCGTCGGGAAGATCTCTGCAAATATCTCTTCCATCTGATCAGCAACACGCCTGATCTCCTCCTGAGGATAGGAGGGGAACGTCGAGTTCTCATCAATCGTCCTGAGACTCAAGAAGCTCATAAGCGATCGAGGATTGCACGTAACGTATGCCGTAGAATATGTCGCAACAGGGAGGACAACACGAGCCAGCTCCTTAGCAATCCCTCGATCCAACATGGCGTGATACGATGCCCAGCACTGATCGTATGCGAGGACCATTTGCTCGATGGCGAATTCGTACAGATCATCTGAGCCAGGCTCGAACGTGTATGCTCCAGGCTTGCCGACCTGCACCAGTTTCCGAGTGCGATCGGGAATATAGCAATTGACGTCCATCTCCATGTATCGCCCGGACTGCTCGTTGTAGGAGAAGCCGATGCGATGACGCATGAACTCGCGCCACACAAATATGGGCGCAGTGATACGGAAGGTCATCAGTCCGTGTTCGAAAGGGGATCCGTGACGATTCTTAGCCAGGAAGTTGATGAGCCCAGCAGACTCATCGGTCCCGAGCGACTCAGCGCCCAGGGTGGAAACTCGAGCTGCCTGACAGATCATCTGATCGTCGCCAGCGTGCTGCACAAGCTGCACTTCGAGTTCGCTTGTCGTTGTCACGTAGTTCTCCGGTTCTGCGATCGTGTTGTCTTCGATCACCAATGTTGTATCGTCACCCTCAAGCTCGTGGATCTCTGCGTCCTCGAACTCGACTCCGTAGGTAAGGATCTTGAGCCAATCGTCAGAGATGACAATATGCTTGTCAGTCCAGAACTCTTCGCCGAGCTTCTCAATAGCGTCAGCAATCACCTCACCCTTGGTCAGCCACCGCATGTCCGACATAGTCATCTCAGACCCGTCGGACTTCTCGAGGTACCAAGAATATGCGTCCTGAGGATCCTTCTCACCCTCCGGTGTGTAGCGAGTGGTGTAGAAGTGGATGTAGGTTGTGACTTTCTTCTTGCCCATAGTTACCCCGCGATAATAGATGGTTGGATCCACACACGAACTTCTTGGTCGAACGCTTTAAGCCTTGGCTCAAAATGCCCAACTCTTTCGCTGATCTCACGTACTATCACGGAGACCAAGTTCTTGTGTAGGTCGAAATATGATTGAGCTTGTTGCTCGGGCGTTGGTCCGTATTGCATGTATTGGTAGAAACCATCTTCGTATTCCACTTCAATGCAGACCTGAGGGAAATATGTATCGTCCGTCGCTAGATGCGTGAACAGAGTCACGCCTTCCGGGATAGGTGGTGGATCCCCCATAAGTTCCTCCTTCTTGCCATCTCGTCGCCACTTCCACAATCCGATTGCGTTGATTGTGCCGTAGCCAAATGCGCTAAATATGAAGCCGTACTGAGAAGTGGTGGTCGCGTAGACGATCCACAGACCTTGAGCTCCCAGACCAACTGCGAATCCTGCAATCATCTTCTGGGTTGTCAAGAATATGCCTGTCATCCCTACGGACGTCAGCAACCACGACCACCACTCCATCAGCACTCCTTAGTTGTTCAGGCTTCGATTGCGTTTTGCTCGAGGACGACTTCGCCTTCGATGACGTTGTCGTATGGCGGATCGAACGGAGGGTTGCCCGATTCGAGCTGATGGGCACCCCCACCGATCTCGGGGACGTCTGCGTACTTCAGCTGCAGTTCGTCTTCCATGATGGTGATGTAGATCGACTTCAAATATGCCTTGATGCCGGTCTTGCCACTCACCGCCCACTGGAATGGTCGGATGATGAGGTCGACGTTCTTGATGTCCACCCAGTCCAGAAGTTCGCACTCGTCTTCGCTCAGGTTGGTGCGACCCTTGGATGTGACCATCACAATCGTGGGCGGACGGACCGTGTTGCCATTGCGACCGCGGTACTTGACCGAGACCTGAATATAGGGCTGAGGCTCATCGTCCTCTTCACGAGCCCGCAGTTCCTTGATGTTCCAGCCGTCAGCCTTCAACTTCTCGGCCGTGTTGTTGTCGAGGAGGACACAGAAGTTCCGATCGCCTTCTGCGTTGTACATTCCTTCTTTGCCGGCGAAGTTCCGGAAAATGATCTGAGCGTTCTCGATCGTGAGCTGTCCGTCGTTTCCAGCCATTAGTTGTTCTCCTCATTCTTCCTGCGCTTCTTACCGGCAGGGTGTCGCGACATGGATTTGTTGAGCTCTCGCTCTTCTTCGGTTACACCAGGCTCGGTGAATCGGAGCGTGCCATCTTTGATCAGCTCGTGAATATGAGCGATCTTCTTTTCGTCTTCTTCAGACATAGTGCTCCCCTATAGGCCAAACAATTCGTGCGATCTGTGTGCCACCAATCAAGACCTTGCAAATATGGCAAGGCTCCTCGGTGACGTAAAGAGTTGCGCCGCTCATCTCAGCCCATGACGATCTGAGTAATAGATTCCACTCAGCATGGAGAGCAACGCACTTGCCCCCACCAGAGTCGTATGGGCTGTCGGCAGGTAGCTGTTCGTGGGTCAAACGACCTCGAGGACATTCACCCTTCAAGCATGAAGGTCCCTTCGAGGGTCCGCCATTGTAACCGCTGCCGACGATGGAGTGATCAGAGGCCATGAGGATGGCACCGACCTTACGCCTGGTGCAGTCTGCTCGTGTTGCAGCAGCCTGAGCAAGAGCAAGTCCGTACTCGTCCCAATCGGGCCGAATATGGTCGGCACCATCCTCATCTCCTCTACCCCACACTGGGATCAACGTATTCCTCGCGATGGACTCCGCTGAACCACGCCCCTTCTCGCTTGGACACGACAACTCCGTCAGCGGTTTGCGTCACCACCAACTCAGGGTTGACAAATATCGAAGGCGGTTCACCTTCGGGACGAACGTGCTTTCCCATCGTCAGGGTTCTCCCAATCTGCTGTCAGCCGGCACAAGTAGCACCATGGCGGTTTGCCGTCCCGATGTTGGACCGGACGGTGATGTTTGCAAGGCGGATTCTCGTTGAGCATGTCCTTGTAAGTCTGGAGAACAACCTTTCCGTTCACCACCTTCGCGTTGACTACCGGTTCGCCATTGACGATGACCGGCATCTCCTCCTTGAGCCCCACATCGATGTACTCCTTGTTTCGCATGGCCTGCAAATATGACTGCAGGACAGCAGGCGTCATCGGCGTCGGAGGACTCGGGATTCGCATTGCCCTCTCGCCCGCTTTACTACCCATAACTGCTTCTCCCTCGAGCGTTAGATACTGGATCCTCTAAAAGCGCTCACACAAGTTGGGTCAGGCTGCCTTAGCCATGCCCGCGTCGAAGGAACGCAACTGCTCTTCGCTGAGTAGATCAGAATATGGTCCATAGAACTCGATCTGCTCAAACGCCTTCTCCACCAGCTTCTCAAAGTAGCTGTAATCGATCGCGGAATCAGGGAGGCTCTTGGCAACGTTTGCCTCGACCCACAAGTGTCCCTTGGTCCCGGTGACCGAATATGACTTGCCATCCTTGACGCGGTAGAGAACGCCGCCACCATACCCCGGGTCCACGGGGACGAAGCGACCGATCTTGCCGACGAACTGCATGTCCTCGATGGGCGTATCGCCCTCACGGTTCTCGTGATAGAGGTCGAGGTAGATTGCGCCTTGTGTAACGTTCTTCGTTTCACACAGATCGTCGAAGGTGATCTCCTCCTTGGAGAACAGCTTCTTGAAGACGTAAGGCTGCTTGAACTGTGCCCCGACGGCTTCCCACTTTTCGCCCTTACGAGCAATATAAACTGCGTCGTTCACCAAGCAGAACGAGTCGTAGGTGACCTCATGCTCAAAGTCGTACCCGTACTTCGCTCCGAACTCGGTGACATCCTTGATGATCTCCGGAGTTGCTTCCGGAATCTTGATCGAGTCCGTCTTGATGTGAGCAACCTCGAAGCCCTTGTTCTCCACGAACTCTTTGAGATCGATCATGAAGAGAGCCCCACGCTTTGCGACGATGTTGTCGCGATTGCGAACGTCACGGAATGCGTTGTCGAACTTGGCGCTCGTCAATCCGTAGACGATGTTGATCACAATCTTCAAAGCGTACGACAGCTTCGCGGCATCGCCTTCGTCCTTCAAATATGGAGTCAGCTTGCCGTCCAGCATCTTGCGAGCGCGATTGTACTCACCACGCTTGATCGCAATTCGAGCATCGAGCAGATCCTTGAAGTTCGGAGTGTACTCATCCCCGAACAGATTCAACTCGATGATGGAAGTCGGATGCATTGATGCGACGTCCAGGACAGCCACGTTCTGATACATCCCCGGCTGAGAATATACGTAGCCGCCCTCGCTGGGATCCTCACCCTTGTACTCGGACTTGCCGGCCTCGAACTTGTAGCCCGGGAAGGTTTCCGAGAGATCGGTGTAGAGGAACTTCTTCGATGCCTGCCTGTCGTTGCCAAATATGATCTTGGCTGTGTGCTTCTGCGTCGTCTCGTTGACGGACAGACCACTCAAGTCTGCCAGGATCTGACGAGCAACGAAGTCCTGCTTACGATCGTTGAACACGGCCTCGGTAGCCATGACATCGTTGCAGCAGTACTCGACGACCTTCTCCACCATGTCATCAGGAACTGGTTGATCCCAAGGGATCTCCATCTCCTGCTTGGTGATGCCGAGCTCGATCATGAACTTCTTCAGTCCCTGCTTCTTGGAGCTGAAGTCGTAAATATCGGCGTAGCTGAGGTTGTAAGCCTCACCGAACAGAGCCCCACGGTTGTTATCAGCAATCATCTTCTGCGACAGCTTGTAGAGCTCCTCGATCGAGTAACCCATGAACGCTGCGTACAGAATATGGTTGTCGTACCGGCGGTTGTTGAAGCCGACAAGCTTGAGCTTGAACAGCTGCTCGACTTCCATGGGCTTGGGGTTGATCATCTTGACGATGTTCGTTCCCTCGCCCTCGAACTTCCAGCAGACCACAAAGAGGTTAGGATATACCTCGATGTCGAAGAAGACGATTCGATCATCAACCTTGGACGTGTTGACGACTTCCTGATCACGAGGACCCTCAGCCGTCTTCTGTTCGGACAGCAAGTCGCTGGCAAACTTCATCTGCTGTACCGTCTTCAAGCAAGCGAGTGCCTGATTGGACGAGTTGTTCGCGAATGCCAGGATCCGAGGACGCATGTCGGTCAGATCGTATGACAGCTTTTCGGAATGCGCGTCTTCGAGGATCTTCTTGATGAAGTCGATCGATGGCTTTGTGCCTGGATGAATCTCCTTTCGGAGGTTTCGCTCGACCAGGTCACGCAATCCTTTCTCGCTCTGAATCGTGTTGCTGGAAAGCATCTTCTTCTCCTTCAGTGGGAGACCACTGGATATGGGTGCAACAGGGATGTTGTTACACTTGCTGACACGGCGACGAAGAGAGCTGTCGCCAGAATATACCTTTACCTCGATACCTTCTGCGTAGTTCTGATCCAGGAGCTCGATGTCGGCACCGGTGTAGTCGTAATGAAGATGAACGCCTTTACCACTCTTGCTCAGCTCGGTGTAGGTAGCCGGCCAAACAGAAGCAGCAGCCAAGTTCTTCTCGAGAGACTTCTCGCCATCATCTCCGACCAGATCAAAGTCGATGACAATATGATTCTCGGGAACCTTGACGAAGTGGACCTTGGAAGTGTCAATGTCCTTCAGCGTTGTGGAACAAACCTGTGACGGTTTAGGCTTCTTGAGTTCGCCACCGATCTGACGCTCTTTGTCTGTCCAGTACTTCTCAGGGATCTCACCACCATCTGGTGCAATCCGACTGACCTGGGCAGGCTGGTCCTTGAACAAGTCGTCGAGTAGGGAGACAGACTCATCAAGAACCAACTTCGAAATATCCTCTTTGACTACATTGGTAGTGCTGAACTTATCGATCTGGAATCCTGAATACACACTCCGCACTGTCTTGCCCTCCACAATTGCTCGGTCCTCGAAGGTGTCGAAGTAGTTACGCAACTCTTCTCGGAACTTGTACTGTGGGAGTGGCTTGTCGATTCCGGTGCTGTCGCAGTACTCTTTGTACAGAGAATATGCCTGCTTCAGCGTCGTTCCGTCCTGAGCCTTGAACACGTCGAACTGATCTTCAACGTAGTTGACAAACACATTGGTCTGCAACATCATCTCTTTAGGGCGGTACCCAGAATATGCGTTCTTACCCATCTCCCGATAGACTTGAAGACAGTGATGCGCAATCGCACCAATCTCGAAGTCGATCTTCGTGATCAAGTTGTGATACTCGTTAGGAGCGAAGGTCCTGCCACTCGGCTTGACGTCAATCAGTCGCCGAATGATACCGCTCTTAGCATCAGAGATCTTGACCGGCTGGTTGGTACCCATGAACAGAAAAGCGTTAACCCGAGCGGTGTAGCTGGGTTTGTACTTCTCGTTCATCGTCATCTCTTCGTGAGATATGATCGAGTTCAGTCGGGTGTTGTCCTCAATGCGAGACAAGTCACCGTCGTGTTGGATAGCAACCAATGGGTTGTTCTTGAACACCTCAGTAGCAAACGCACCACTCGTCATACCCAAAGCCTTAGCCTCGAACGTAGTGGTGTACCCCTCAAACATCTTCTGAATGATGTTCAATATAGTGGACTTGCCGGTTCCAGCTGATCCGTAAAGGACCAGGAACTTCTGGATCCGTTTAGCATCCCCCGAGACTACTGCGCCGATCGCCCACTCGATCTTTGCTCGTTCCTCTGGATCATAAAGCTTGGTCACAAGAGCATCCCACGAACTGATGTCGCCAGGTTGAAGAGAATATGGCATACGCTTGCTGATGTAGTCCGTCTTCTTTACCGGAGTATCAGCAAAAGCCATGTGGTCATCAAGCTGGTGACTGTGGTCGCTAATGTTCTGCAGGTACTTTCGAAACTGACTCCAAGAGTTGGTACCGAAAGAGGAAAGACTCCTGACCGTTGGTCTGACGCCGTTCTCTTTCTCTAGCTCGTCTGCTTTGGCGTTGAGTTCCTCGTCCATGAGCCGCTGAATATCGTACTCATCGGTGGACCAGAGACCTGCTGCCTCATCCCAGATAGCGTAGAAAGCACGACCTCGGACCATCAGATCCTTGGATCGCTTGACCAGGTAGTCAGGATATACCTCCTGCGTGCCCTTCTTGGGGCCTTTCTCAATCGTACGTACACCGATTGTATAGAAGTCCACTAAAACTCTTTTCTACAGATCAAGACCCGCTAACAGGCCGCGTGTCCCTCCAAGAGGTAACTTGACAGTTGGTACCACAATTCGACATCACGTTGATTGTCGTGTGGATCCCTCAGAGGGAACAAACCCCCTCTCCCATTGCTGTGGTAGTTTCTCCAAATCACTTCCTCAAGAATATGGGCTACGTACTCTTCTTGCTCGGTGGTCTCCAGCTGTGCGTCGTTAAAGACCCTGAGTCCGATGTTGGCGAGAAGATGCCAGAACCATTCAATGGTCGTGTCTTCTTCCTCATCGTCCTCGAAAGACAAGCGCCTGCTCAGTCCTATAAGCATCTCTAGCATTGAGCATCCGATAGTCATCCAATCACTATCAGGTGCGTCCAGATCAGCCTCGGTGATGAATTCTCTCCGAAGGTCTCTACCATCCTCCATGCGGTTGTCGTCGTTAGCAACAAGCCACACGAACTCGGTAGAATATAGGATCCTGAGCAGGCGCCAGTACGTCTTTGCAGGGTTCTTCTGCGAGATGGCAGCCACCTGACCATATAGCCATTCCAAATATAGTTCGTCAAGCGGCTTGTGCATCATCTTCCCTTACGCTGCTGGGGAGCCACGCCAAGAACTTCCTCAGCGTATGTGCCCGGTGAACGTGCAATCTCGAAGTCGATCTGCATGTTGTCGTTACGAACGTAGACGATGTTCATGTCACCCGATGAATCACCGAATCGCTGCAAACTCCGCATCCCAACAATGCCGTCTACATTGGCAATGGGTGCATCCTGCTCATCTGTGAGGACGTTGTCACCCTCGTAGTACGACAAGGTGTTCTGTCCGTACTCGGTGTCGTTGTCCATGAACTCGCTCGCAGATATAACGTACGGGCGTCCACGTCCTCGATCGCTGGTGTCCGACACTGTCAGCTTGTCGACGCCGTTGGTCTCAAACACATTACTTACCACTTCTTCCACCTCCTCCGAAATATCGGTTCCGCCCACCCGTTCGATGACTGCTGCAACACGATCGTGAGCCATGTCCATGACCCTCTGCTCGTATTCAGCCATGCTCTCACCATCTCGGTGCTCGGGCGGCTTGTCTGCGTATTGTTCTCGCTCCACGGCAGGTCCATTGTAGTCTTTGGACAATGCGTTGTAGTTGACGCGATCCTCAGGGTCGATCATGTCCCTGAACGGCTTGCCGTCGACGATAATATAATCGTCATCTGGTTCGTCGTCTTCTGCTTCAGCCTCGTTCCCGATGAGGGATTCTGCCAAGGCCACAGGATCCGAGTACTCCCCGGTCTTGTTGCGCTGGCTGTAGAAGGCTTTCGCCTTAGCTACCTCTTCACTGATCACACCCTCGTACTGATCAGCCATGTACTTCTTTGTCCAAATATGACCGAGGAGGGCGCCGACAACCAGGGACATAGCCGAGGTTGTCAGCACCGCGACGGTCTGCTTGCTCGCAGTCACGTCTTTACCCCTCGAGCAGGTCGAGAACGGCACCATCGACATTGAAGTCGAGCCAGATGGACCGCTCGTCACCGGCCACGAAGCGCATACCCTCGTGGATGTTGTTGAAGAAGCCGAAGTCGATGTAGTTGTCACCTTCGCCACCTGCAACCCAGCCGACGATCTGACCGGCCTTGGTACGGGGGAGCCCCAGCATGTCGTGAACGTCATTCAGGAAGACGTGCCCACGAGCAGTCAGTAGATCATTCGCGTAGTTCTGCTGAGCCTGCAGGAAGATCTGGTTGTACTCGCTAGCCTTGCTCCAGTTCTTGTTGCTCTCGTCGAAGAGCACCTTGTAAGGAGAACCGCCAGCCTCGGTCGGAATATCAACCTTGACCTTTTTGCCCTCGCCGTCCAGCATGTCGATCTTCTCGACCGGCTGCCAGATCTTGGCCTCACGCTCGGGACCAACCTCAGCGATGACACGCTCGCGGTAGCTCTCGAGTGCCTTCTCGACGCCGGCGAATGCTGCGCCCAGAGCCATGTTGCGCTGGGTCAGGACTCGGTGCGACTGGGTCAGGCAGGCAACAGCCAGAGTGCCCATTGCGATCGACGGGGCGTACAGCTTCATCAGCGAGACTGCGCCCTGAGAATATGCGATCGTCTTGTCGCGAACGCGGTCCTTCTCCGAGTAGTCGTCGTGCTCGAGCGTGTTGATCTGCTCGAGGAGCTCCTTGGTCTTTGCGTTGACCTCGACGGCCTTCAGCGTTGCGCGCGACGACATGACAACGGTGCCAACGGTTGCGACCAAGCCGGCTCCGAAGAGAAGGTTCGGGCTGTTCTTCTGTGCCTGGAGGATGACTGCACCGAGCTGCTTGCTGTTCTTGGCGCTGGTCAGAATGTTGTTGAGCATCTGGTTCTCCTTATACTTTGTTGACGCTGCTAAGCGTAAATATGACTGTGACGATCATTACTTGATGAATTCCGGGCGAGGCAGGTCCAGAAGGTACCCACCCTTGACTCGAGTGACGCTCGTTCCACGAATATCGCTCCAGCCCCACTTCTCATCGGTGTACTGCGCTGTCTGGCCGACCATCCCATACAAGTCAGCGACGGTTGCTACGTCGTAATCACTGACAAGTGAGAACAGGTTGTCCAGAACCTCTTCTGCTTCGGCACGAGTCGATAGGATGATCTCGTCGAAGTTGTGGGTCTCTCGAGCTCGATACGACATTGCAGATTGTGTCGGTCGCTGATTCGAGTTGCCAGAATATCGGTTGTAGCTCACGTGGGTTGTGGCTCCACCGGTTCCTCGATTGCCTGCTGGCCTTGCTCGCGGACCGCGCGCCTCACCAAAGAGCATCTTCTCGATACCTTGTGAGACAGCATCTGCGATCATGTCTTTCGCAGCCGGCAGAAGGACGTCGGCCACAATATAAGCGCCCACACTCTGTGCGTCTCCACCCACAAAGCTTTCTGTGAACCTCTTGCTTAGCGGCTTCTTGCGACGAACAACAGAGTTGACCGTGATCTGCTCGATCTTCTTATCGGTCTTCTTCTCCGCTTGCTCGCTCGCTACCTTCTTCGCTGCCATCTTTGTGGTCTGAACATTTCGGCTGTTGCTGGGGTACTGCTCATCCATAGTGTGTTTTCCTCAAACCCTCAAATGGCAAAACTGAAAACCCATGAATATGAGTCGTCAGTTTCGAGTTGGTATGTCAGTCTTCGTTGATGGTGTTCTTGATCTTGGTCACTGTCTCAGCAATTTGATCAATCATCTTGTCGGTGTGCGCCTTTGCGGCGTCTGCGACCATGCTGCCAATTACGAACGAGCCCGCGGTGATTGTGACTGTATCCACAACCGTTTCCGGGTTTACGTTGTTCTTGATGATGGTCGAAACGATTTTGGACGTTCCGAGTCCGACGATTGTCGAGGTGACGAGTTTGACCGTGTTCAGGTTCAGCATTTCAGTGCCTTTCATAGGGGTCTCACTATAGGGCGTGTAATCTGTGCGAGAAAAATGAGAACACCAGTTCAGTCTAAAAGGCTGCACGATGCTGCCTACAACCGAATGCGCTGTTGCTTTCGATCTGACTGTTCTGGGTCTCATTATAGGGCGTGTATTTTATGCGATGTCTGACACGTGCGCTTTGCCAAGCTTCACGAGCTTGTGGGATCCTGCAACGAAATCGGTATCGCCCTTGAGGTGACGAGTGATTGCAGATTTGGTGGTGTCGAGAGCTTTTGCTGCTTGTCCCTGACTCGCATAGATCGTTCCGGTGGTTGTGTCCTGGATGATGTTTCCAGGATCCCCGAGCGCCTCAATATAAACTTCGAGATGCGCTTCGGGCTTCCAACTCAAGACTTGGGTGATCTTGGGCTGTACCTTGATCGGGGGATCCATGGACGTCCTGACGATTACAGCACCGCCAACAAGTCCGGCAGCAAGGCAAACTCCACCCACAATATAGGTCTTCTTGTTCGTCTTGGCGTGGTTCTTCAGTCGCTCAACAAAAGTGATACTGGTTTCCGATGAAGCAATCATAATGTTCTCCTAAATATGGTTGGTGATGCTGCATTGGTTGGAATAGAGGGCACAGTTTAACCTCGTTGGAAGCCTGCGGTTGTTGTTTAAGCTTGGCAGCCGGTATAGGAGCTCGGACCCCTACAGTACAAGCCCTTGCCAAGCCCCCATCCCAAATATGGCTACTGCTGGCGAGCCATCCACTCAGTCATGGCCGTGATCTCTTCCTGGGTCGGAGGATTGCTCAGTGTCGGCTGCGGATCCGGCAAAGGAACATCCTCCACCTTGGTCTTGGCCGGCTCTTCCGGAATATCGGCGATGTTCGGAACCTGCTGAGAAGCATCGTGACGTGCTTGCTGCTCCTGCTGTGCTGCCATGACCGAAGCCTGCTTGATCGGGTCGATCCCGCCGTTCTGCTTCTTGAGCGCCTCCATCGCAGGATTCCGCATGTCCTTGGGCAGGATGCCGACCATGAAGTCGAATGCGTTCTGAGGATCCTGGAAGAGCGAGAACAGGAATGCGTCGTACGCCGCGGTCTGAGTGAACTCCTCCCAGATCTGAGGCGTCTTGACGAATCGCTTACCGTCCTCGCTGCGAATGCCGTAGGACAGACGCATGAACAGCTTGACCAGATCGAGAACTCGCTGGATCTCCTTGGGCTCGAGCTTGCGCTTACCCATTCCGATGAAGTCCTGCTGGATCTTCTCCAGCTCCTCCTCCAGGCTCATGTTGTCGGCGAGCTCAGACTTGGTGAGGTTGAAATATAGAGTTTCCATGGCGTCGTTGTCATCGAAATCGGTGTATGCGACGGTCTTCTTCAGCATTTAGGTTTTGCTCCTAGTTACTTAGTACGGCTTGGTGTATGGGTTAGTTTGTGCGACGTTCTCGAATGTTGGCTTCGACCTGAGCAAGCCTGGCGTGCGGATCCGAGGGAGGTGTGGTGTGAATATGGATGTCGCCGTCGATCTTTTCGGTGGAGATGTTCACCGCCTCAGACTTCAGCGCCTCCATCTTCTGATCATTCTCGGTGACGATGCCCTTGAGCAAGATCAAATATATGATCGCGTCGTGGATCTTCTCTTCCCACTTCTCCATGGTGTGGTCAGTGGAGTCGACCTTGACCATGTCACTCAGACTGACAAGGTGTTTGGTGAGGAATCCCCACAGAGCCTCGGTCGAGCGCTGCTGGTTGAATGCAGCCGAGATCTCGAAGTTATGGAAACGGTCTTGCTCCTCACCTCCGGGAACGTACTCGACGCCCTTGGCTACGAGGATGCGTTGAACATCGTTAAGGGTCTCGAAGACCATTTCGTTGAATTGCTCGCTCTGCATTAGATCGTCCTTTGCTCGAAATATAGCGTGGTAACTGTTGTCTCTCCAGACGGTAGGACGTCGCTACGGCATCGTCCGTCGGTCTGTTAATCGTCTCGCACCTCTCGACTCCAAGGTATGTCCAATTCTTCGCGCCAGTTCCCGACCGTGGCAGGCTCAGCACACGCTTCCAGGTCCTACCGCCTGGGGAGACAACAGTTACAAAAAAAGCGAAAAGCCAAGTATTATTAGTACTCAGCTCTTCGCTTTGGAGTTCCGATCTGGGTGATCAGGCCTCGGTCGTGTCGTCGATCAGGTTGATTCGAATGGCTTCACGCTCATCGAAGTTCTCGATCCGCTTGTAGGCGGCGAACCCGACGGCTCCGATCGTTGCAACTGCTGCAACGGCGTATACCTTGGGGTCCACCTTCTTCAGGGCGGTCTTGATCTTCGTCATGGGGGTGACGGTGGTCTCTTCAACGATCACGGTTTCAACGTTCTCGGTCATGATATGTCCTTTCATAGGGGTCTCATTATAGGGCGTGTAATTTCTGCGAATGCTCAGGAGTGAAGCATAGGCTTGCTGATCCGTCCACGCTGTGATGAAAGGAGATTCAGATGAATCGTCGTAGTCGGTCGCGGGTTTGACTCCGCGGATGGGAGTGTCGACTTGGTGTAGGTACGATATGATCCCATCGCACGGTCAAGGAGACGATCCTCGTTCTTACAAGGCCGACAGGTTCTCTCCTCACACACGGTTTGCCTCCAGTTCACCAGCTTTGGAAATATCGCTGGAGGGTTCGTCGTGAGTCCAGTTGCCAGCCCACTCGGAGCGATCTGAAGCACCAAACTGCTTGTGCTCGATCAAGTCGAGGACCGGATCCCCGAAGGCTTTCTGGAAAGCGGTGCCAATCTTGACGATGCCTTCTTTGAAGGTTTCCGCAGCGGTCTTGATGACCTTTGCGTTCGCCTTGTGCATCATCGACTTCTGGTGCTTGGCTTCGACGACACTTCCGATGGAATATGTCAGCGGCGTGTAGTCTCCATACACACCACGGTAGGGGTCGCGCATCTTGCTTCTTTCATTGTTGTTGGGATCCCCCAGGATCAATGAGGCAGGGGGTCGGGCCTCTCGCACAGATCACAGCCACAGGCACAGTACCAGCAAACGCCGAAACGAATGCCGGTACTGTCCTCACACTGTGGGCAAATATCGCCGGCGACTAGTCCAGGATTCATCTCGACGTAGTCAACCGCTGGGATCACACGTGCGTAATCATCCCGGATTCAATACGCCGGGAACACCTTGTTGTAGTGCTGGTGGGGGTGAGTCGTGTAGTCGATCACGATGCACGGACGCTGATCAGCAGAGAGCGTCGTCGAGAACCGGACCTCGAACTTGGCATCTGCCGACCAACCGAATTCGTCACCGATCTCGATAGTGTCGAGACCAACCTCATCGTAGAAGTCATTCAAGCTGGCGTAGTTCTCGTTGATGATCTGGAAATTCAGATCGTTCTGAGCCTGCCTGATGTTCTCCATGCTGCTGGAGAAGTATCGACCGCTGAAGGTGTCGTAGAACAAGACCTCGTTGGTGCCGACCATCATGACTTGCTGAGAGGTCGGAGGATTGGCATCCACACGATCTTGTGCGATCTCGTCGCGGACGCCCTGCTCCTTCTTCTCACCGAGTTTGGTGACGACCTTGTCGCGGTACTCACCGAAGGCCTTCTCGGAGACAGAATATGCAGCCGCCATGGCCGCAGTCCTGCGATACCCGATCTGATTGGCCATGATGATGGCACCAATGGTTGTGATACCGACCGTTACCGCGGGAATATAGAGCGTCCAGACAAGCTCCACCTTCTCCTTGGTGTCCAGAACTTGGGGGAACTCGGACTCCCCGCTCACCGCCGGCTCGACTTCGGCCTCAGCGATGAGTCGTGCTGCCTTGAACGATGCCTGTCCCGTCAGAACCGCAACAGTGATCGTACCGGTAACGGCCGTTGCAGTCAGAATGGCGGGCGAGTTTGCGATTGCGAATTTTTCGATGTTCTTCGCAACGTCAGTAATTGGCATTTCTCTCCAGAACTAGAATATGGGTGTGTTGAGTTGTGGGTAGTCAGAAGTAGTGCGGCGGTTGGTTCTGCTCCGCCTCTTCTGCATCGATCTCAGCCGAGGCCTTACGATATGCCTTGCCGAATCGCATGACTGTCTGTACGCAGACAGCAACGATGACGCCCCAGATGACCAAGAGGAATAGGATCCCGAGGCCGATCAGAAGCCAGATCAGAATATCGAATGCGATGCTCACTACTTACCTTTCCGTTTGATGTAGTCGCCGATTGCGTTGATAGCGACTTTGAGTACGATCACGACGATCAGAATATAGACACCGACGAGCATGATGTCGTACAGCATCACGCGGGAATCTCTTCACGGAACCGGGTGACCATGTCGAAGAAGTCTTCCTTCTCGCTGTTGTTCTGGTAGCGTCCTCGAGCGTGACGGTGGTTCTTGCGGGGGCGGACCGTCCTGATCAGCTCGTCAGTCACCACAAGCGCAAGGCTCGATGGACCTGTGTACGGCTTCTTGTCTCCGGTCCGACGGATGTGGTTGATCAGCGCCTCTGCTGCGAACAGAATGAGCAGGAACATGAGGATGACCGCGAGCTGTGCCTCGAGCGAGATGGACATGAATGCGACGAAGATGCTGTTCAGAGTTTCCATGGTAGTTCTCCTAAATATGGGTGGTGTGTAGGGGTCAGATCGAGATGTCGAGCATGGCAACCTTCATCTTCTGAAGGGAGTCATTGGTCTTGGCGCGGACGTCCTGAATATCGTTGTTCAGCTTCTTGACACCGTAGCTGATGACGCCGAGAGTGGCGACAGAGGTGACGAAGCTCAGGACGGAGAAGACGAAGGTGGCTTTACGCATGATGGATCCTTAAAGTGTGGTGGCTGGTTAGGCAAATATGAAAACCTAGAACCCGGGTTAGGGGTTCAGGGTTTGATGGTCTTACTTCTTGTTGTATCCGGTCAGAACCGGGGTCACGAGGTACATCGCAACGATGACTGCGGCGATGATGATCGGGATCAGGTATTCTGGCATGATAGTTCCTTTCGTAGGGGTCTCATTATAGGACATGTAATTTCTGCGAATCCTATGTGGGAACCACCACGCCAAAATATCATTCTTTACGAGGGACCTTGAGTTTGCCTCGCTCGAGTATCGAGTTCAGTGCGATGATGTCGTACGGTGTCAATTCAACGTCGTTCTTCTGCAGCATGTCGGCATAATAGCGCGCAACGTCCTGAAGAGTTTCGATCTTGAGGTGGTGGTACCTCGAGACTATTGTCAGCTTCAGCAAATATGACGTTTCGACCGCGACGAGAAGAAGTAGTAGAGAGTTGAGCATCTTCCGATCGACTTTGATCATTACTCCTCCGAAGGGCTTGTTTTGGGTACCAAATATAGTGGCTGTTGGTACGGTTCGATCAAGGGCTCGGCATCGGGATCCATAGTTGCGAACACTGGACCAAACTTGGTCTGATAGACAGCGGTCGAGTCCGGCTTGAGCATCATCTCAGCGTCGGCTTCCGTCACGACGAGCTCAACAACGCCGGCCCGCATACTCTTCTCGTGAATATGCATCATGATGGCACCGATCAGGATCCCGTAACTGAGACCGAGCCGTCCACGGTTCTGCACGAAGAACTTCTGCGATTCCAAAAGCGCGTTTCTGATGTACATTTAAGAAAGTCCTTTCAAAATTTTGCTGCGGGGGATTTTTGGAATTGCTAGTCTTCTTGAATCGAGACTTGGATGCTACCGCGATCGGTGTCGAAGCGAATATGACCTCCGGCTTCGGAGATCAGTTGTCCCGCTTGGTGAGGGGTCATGTAAAGCGAAAGTGATTCGTTGTTCTCCCGCTCGAGTCGGATCCTGGCTGCTGTTCCAACAGTCAGTCCGGTTAGGACTCCTGCTGTGACAGACAGACCGATCTTGTGCTTGGAAAGGAACTGCTTGATCTTCATGATGACCCTTTCATCTTGGGTGGCTGGTTAGGCAAAAAATGAGATGGAATGTAATCGGGATCGAACCGATGTCTCCGCTTGTGCGGCGCTCTTCCTCATGAGCTATACTTTCCTCTCATTATAGGGCATGTAATTTCTGCGAATGCAAAACCTAAAACCCGTGTGGGTCGTAGGCTTGGTCTTCCTTAGAGTTCAAACATCTCAGTCGGTTGGCGCTTGTTCAGCCCGTCCCGAATTTCCTGCTTGCAGACATCGATGATTTCGTCATCTTTGTTCCAGCTTGCAGCGAACTGTTCGGGGGTCAGGTTCAACATCTCGTCAAAGGTCATGGTAGTTCCTTTCGTAGGGGTCTCATTATAGGGCATGTAATTCCTGCGAAAAGTCACTGTGACGAAAATATAAAGCCATAACCCTTGTGGGGCTATAGCTGTTCAACTGTACTCAGGCGTTGATGGCCGTCTGCTGTCGAGTATGGTTCTCGAGCTCCTCGACGATCTTCTGACGTTCGATCAGATGTGCTGCCTCAGCGGCCTGGAATTCTTGCTCAGTGTATTCTTCATCACTGTCGCAGTACTTGCTCCAGAACGCCTCGTCCAGCTCATCGATCCGGGTCTGGATCTTGGAGAGCTCGGAACGCCATGCTTCGTAAGTAGGGTTGGTCATGGTAATTCCTTTCGTAGGGGTCTCATTATAGAGCATGTAATTCCTGCGATGAAAAACCATAACCCGTGTGGGATATGGCCTTGTAATCTAGGTTCGGTTTTGGAATGCTTCTCGGAAATCGAGAGTGAGCGCTCCTTCGGGAAGATCGAACACGAACACTCCGCCGTCGCGTAGCTGATCAACAGCATTACGGGGTACTTCCAACGTCAGCCTGTTCTTTTGGATCAGGTAGATCATGGAGCACGCTGTAGTGCTGCCGGCAGCAAACGCAATTGCAACTTTGTGTTTTTGTACGAACTTCTTTGTAGTAGCGATCTTGTTCTTGATCTCGTTGTTCATTTCGTTTCCTTTCGTAGGGGTTCATTATAAGGAATGTAATCCCTGCGAAAAACCATAACCCGTGTGGGATATGGTGTTTTGATTCAGCTATCGAATCGGACTGCGATCTTCTGAAACTTTAGTTCAGCATCGTAGGCTTTGAGCATGTCTGTCTCGGACTTGTAGCAGCCATCATTGATGCGCTTCGCGATTTCGGTCTCCGCAAGAAGTCCAGCTTTGGTTTCCAGGAGGGCGGCTTTTAGTGCTTCAAGCTTCCTCATGTCCTCAGCGAACTTCTTACGAAGGGCGTTTCTCTTCGTAGCGTAGTCAATGGCGACTACCGCAACTCCAGCAAGAAATACGACTCCGCCGACGACGATCTGTTCGTTCTCGTTCATTGGTGTGTCCTTTCGTAGGGGTTCATTATAGTGCATGTAATCCCTGCGAAGACAAAAATATAAGGCCAATTCGGACACAAACTGAGAAGGCTTGTAATGGATTAGTAAATCGTCCTTACAAGCCTTCTCAGTTTGTTGGTCCTGGATAGGGGTCTGTATGCTTACCGAAGCTTCATCAACAGCGGCAGCGCCTTCGACGTGATGACGTTCTCTCGTTCGTGCATGACAATCATGGCGATTCCGACAACGTTCGCGGCGATGATGGCCATTGTGTCCATGCTGATTCGTCCGGGGGAATCGACCTTGTGGTCGACTTCCTTCAGAGAATATAGCTTGGTCAGCTGGGTCACCATCTCGTTGTAGGTGTCGGAGTCCTTGTCTTGTTCGTGCATCTCTTTGAGAAGCTCGTCAATCGCATCGGAAACGCCGGTGCTGTTGGAGGTTTGCTTCTGAGTGAACATAATAGTTCCTTTCATAGGGGGTCTCATTATAGGGCGTGTAATTAATGCGGTATGAGACTACCTATGGAACTCGAGGACCCTGTCCATCCCCCTGGTTTCGAACACAATCGCCAAGCTCGTTCGTTAGACGACGCTTATCGGCCTCTAACGTTCGAACTTCTTCCTCAAGACGATCAATCTCTCGTCGCTGGCTAGAGATTATCTCGTTCTGTCGGATGATCGTCCCCGAGTCGAATGCTCTCGCCCGGTCGAACGCTTCCATCTCCATCGCGTTCCGATGGGTGTCCATCTGTGAACGGTGGTTTGCCCTCGAGGCCTGTCTCTGTGTTGCATACGCAGATAGAGCCGCAATAAGGGCAACCAGCAAGGTGCCCAATTGAGTTAGGATATCCACCAATCTCCCTTTCCTTTGGCGGAGCAACAAGCCCACTAACCGCCCACCACATGAACGCAACCAGTGCCCAAGAAAAGCCGCTGGCAATGTATGCAGTGTTGTCGGCGGCACTCCCCCCAATTATATGAAAGCCAGCCCACGCTGCGCTCAGGCCCGTGAGTACACTGTACCCCAGTGACTTCGGTGCCGCAGGCCAACGTGCGCTTACGATGGTGATACAACCCACAATGATGAAGACAACGCCCCACCCCTTGTAGGGCAAGATGTTCAGAGCCAACTTCAGATTCTCAGACCGTAGATCTGTGGCTGGTTGAGCTGTGAACATGATACCAATGGCCATGTAAACCAGCCCAGCCGTCGTGAGAATAAGACCGTGTCGAGTCCATGGCTTGAAGTAATACCATGGAGTCTTCAAAGCCTGACCTAACTGTACCATAGAAGTTTCCCTTCACGCTTCTTGAGGAATATCAATGCCTGCTTCGGGATCCTCCCACTTGACTAGCGTGGGATACCCGCTAATGCCGTTCTGATCAGCTGTCCGAGTGTACTCGGAAATAACCATCTTCTGCGGCACACCATACTTACCATGCACAATGACGACATCACCAAGATTGTAATGTTGTTTGTACTTGTATTGTGTGAGTGGTGAAATATCGGCAGTAAGCATCTCGATAGAGTTTTGCTCTTTCAGATACTTAAGACCTTCCGACCGCAGCTTTGCTTCCGCGGCAGGGGGCCAGACCTCAATTGCTTCGGGCATACCAAGATTGGCGTCGTTCTGTCCCATCTGAAACCGAAGACCAGCTCTGTACTTTCTTTCGTCTGGGTCTCCAGCAATTGGCTCGCCGGTAGAGCTATTGACCTTGGCGTCGTCCTCCCAGACTATCCGCGACACCACTGCCGGGAACGCGTTCACATTGCCGAGGAGCTTTGGTGGCACATCGCTATGTGAACTTGTTACGTTCTTGTAAACTTCTACCGAGTCAATCCATTCCGAGCTCGTAATATCGCCAGCTTTGAACTGGAATGTGACGCGATCGGCACCAACCGTTAGGTCTCGTGCTTCGTACACGTCAAATATAAGCTTGGTGAGGTTGGTTTCGTTCTCAGTGAAACCTTCGCCACGCAAACTGTTGAAGTTCGGCCTGTAGATCTTGGCATTCATGTTCTTCGGACGAATGACGCGAATACCAAAGCTCTGATCCAAAGCCATAACCTGGTCCACCGTTGTGAGCCGAGACTCGATCGGTGGCGGCCATTCAGTCCTATACCAAGCGCCCTTGTCGGTATGGATTGTCTGAGATATAGCCGTGTGTGGGATGATCACGTTCATAGGCAACTCGAACGCCTTACCAGTGTTCGGGAAGCCACCCTCAGCGAAGGGGAACACGATACAACCCCACAGAACAAACGCCAGATGGTCTGGAATCTGGAACACCAAGTTCACGTTCTCAGCATTCTTCTTGTCTGCGGGTCCACCCTGATATGCCCACGTCGGACGATTATCGAGAATGAACCTGAGCAGACTAATACCCTTGACTGTGAGAACGTCTTCTCCAGCGTCGTTGGATCCGATATGACGAGACGTAACGACACACACCTCGTCGGTGTCTCGAAGACTGACAAGCGTGTACGTCGGCAAGAGTTCCAACGTACGTTCAATGTCGAACGTCTTCATCTCGAATCCACCAGTGAGGCGGAACGCTTCACGCCAAATAAGCGACGTGTAGTTCTCCACGAGCTTGTCTGGACGATAGACGCCCCGCTGAACGGGAGAAGCCGTACCATACTGGATGTTGTAACGCCCCACTGCGTCCTGAGGAACGTAAGGCGGAACACCGGGCCCTGTAGCGGGATAAACCCACTCTTTAAGAGTGACAAGATCCATTGTTACACGCCCCTATACTTCGGAGTGTGCTCGTACAGAGCCCAGTCGACGGTGGTGGCGTGCGCGGCGGACGACAACAGCACCTCAAGGGTGTTGTTTCCAGGATATAGACTCAACCACGTTGATGGGAAAGTCAGGGATCCCATGAGACTTGTCGTCACGCCGGCACGCTTCCGCCATACCCCTCGATGACCGATGTTGGTGTCGATGATGAGACGATCCCCAGCCAGCAACAGATCTGGCTCTTCGGGGACCTTCTCAATCGTGATTTCATCGGTTGGTATCGCCTGACGAAGGCCGAACTTGTTTGTCGGAGCGAGAATATCCACCTCGACACGGAATCCGGACATAGCCGTCCCAGCATTGTGAAGTACTGGGTTGACCTTGTCCAGAGGGGGATCCGGGTCAGATATGGGATTCCGTCGTCGGAACACGCCCGACGTGGATGCCAAGACGAGCTGCAAGATTGTGTCCTTGCTGAACACCGCAGTCTCCACGCGCTTAATATAAACCGGCGTGATAGCAACTTCCTCGCCCTCAAACATCAGTCTGAAGTCCAAAGAGTTGTCTTCGTTGATGGGGTTCATGAGATATAGTTCCTCACGAAGAGCCTCGACCGATTGGCCAACGAAGTAGTTTGGATTCATGTAGATGTTTGCAACGATCTCACGAAGTTGCTCACGCCGACCAATATAAACGCCTGTGCCGCCACTCGTTTGTGCGAGCGTGACATCCACGTCGGTCGGATCGAGTCCTTCAATAGTTCGAGCAGTGTAAGGTGTCGAACGCGGGCTATTGAGGTCGAATAGCGTAATCGACTTCGTTCCCGTCAATATGACTTGATCAAATTTCATGTAATGTTCAACGCCTCCTTTGCCAGTGATAGTTGGCTCTTGGTTTGCTTGTAGATCTCGACATGATCAAGAGCCTTGGGTGAGGTGTTTGTCTGATTCAGCTCGATGATAGTCGGAGCAGGAGCATTGTCATTACCTCGGTTGAAGAGGTTTCTGATGTTGTCCACCGTATCTTCGAAGAAATCAGACGCACGGTCGATGATCGCGTTGAGCACGACGGGTCCGGTATCCAAACTATCCAGGAAATCCTCGAACTGCTTGTTCCAGTGATTCAGATCCAGGATAGGTCGAATAACGGGCTCTGTGCCGTCAATGCCGTTTGCGAGGTCATCAGCCTCATTCATACGATCGGTCAAACCCTTGACCGCTTCCTCAGTCAGCTTCTCGTATCGTCCATTGCCTTCGTCAACCTTGGCCATGAAGTCTTCGAGAGCCTTGTCGCCTTCCTTGAGCTCGTCAGCAACGGGGAACTTGATACCGAACCAGCCACCAACAGCCTTCACAAGCTTTTGGATCCAGCCACCGATCAATCCAAGAACCGTAGTTCCCGGTCCCATGAACACACCCAACAGACCATCGACAACAGCCAAACCAAGCCTGATGCCTGCGGTGATGAGCATACCCTCAATGCCGAACATACTGCCGACCGAAAGTCCTGTGTTGAGAATCGTTCCGAGGAACTCCTCGCTACCCAGAACCTGGTCGAGACCCTTACCCTCAGCCAACTGACTGAACGCCTCGTTAGCGGCTTCCTTCACAGCCTCAAGAACACCCTGCAGGTACTTAAGCTTGCCACCTGCCTTCTCCACATAAGCCTCGACGGACTTGGGATCCGCACGGTTGACCTGTCCATGGAATTCCGCCAGAGCCAATTCGGCCTGCCAGACAGCACCACTGAGTGAGCTGAATCCATCGCGCATGGCACGAGTAGATATGACAGCGTCCTCGGTGCCCTCCTCGATGATCTTGAACACCTCGTCCAAGACCTTGGGCATCTCTTTACCAATACCCTTGGAGAAGCCAGCAACGAATCCGGTTGCGAACTTGTTGGCTGTCTTAGAGGCCAAAGAGTTCTTGGAATCGACACCATCAACGAAACCTTGAACGACGAACTCGCCAATCTCGTAGAAGACCCTCGAAGGTGAGAAGATCTTGAACACGCTCTTGGCTTTGCTAATGGCAGCGCCAGCCATGTCACTAATGGCACCGACAACGGTACTCAGACCATCCCGAATAGCGTTAGCAAGACCCTCAACAAGAGCCTTACCAACTTCCTTGGCAGCCGCAGTAACTCGAGGCATATTGTCTCGAATACCTTGTGCAAGACCATTGAGGAAGTCGACAATGAAGTCAACGCCAGCCTGAATGATTCTGTGAATATTAGCAGCGAGCGAGCCGATGAACGCGACAATAACGTCCGTAGCAGCTGTGGCAACCTCAGGGATCCTCGTTGCAATGGCTTCCAAGAAGGCAGTCAGAAGTCGCAGTGCCCCATCAGCAATTGCCGGAACACCTTGGACCAGAACCTCGATCAAGGTGTTGAGCAGCGTCAGGAACGCTTCGCCAATCCGAGGAGAATATTCGATGATGAGATCGAGAATGGCTGTCAGAAGACGACCAATGACCTCTGCGATCTTCGGAATAAGCTGGATAACCAGGTCAAGCATTCCTGTCAGAAGCTCACCAAGAGCCCCCAATATAGCGCCAGCGTTCTGAGCAATACCAACAACGAAGTTGGCAATAGCTGCTGCGAAAGCTGTTGCTAGCTGTGGAATAAACGTCAACACGGCTGTCATTGCGGTCTGACCCAGCATGACCACTTCAAATATGGTCTTGAGCGCCATACCAAACACCAGTGCTGCTGCCGCAACGGCCAACATACCAAGGCCCAGAGCCGCCATACCGATACCCAAGGCGATAATGACCGGAGTCACAGGGCCAAGCACGTAACCTGCAACGCCCATGATGACCAGAACGGCAGCAAGACCGCCAAGACCCATGAGCAACTCGCCCCAAGACAATGCTGCCATTGCCAATATGGGAACAAGCAGCAGACTCAAGCCCACTGCAGCGATACCCAAAGCAACCGCACCGCCAATGGCGCCCTGCATTGCGTGGAGCGCAACACCCAATATGATTAGGGATCCCGCCATGCCGATAAGACCCTTGGCAAGTTCGCCAATAGACATACCGCCCAAGCTCTGCATCACGCCAGCAATAGCCACGAGAGACACAGACACCAGCATAAGACCGGCGGCCATGACAATCATGTTCTTGGGCATCAGGTTCATTGTCAGGGCAATGACGCCCAAAGCAGCACCAATACCAATAAGACCCTGGACCATCGTGCCGGTATCAAGACCACCGAGGTGACCTATTGCGGCAGATATAACCAGGAGGCCGCCGCCAACAAGAATCAGACCCGCACCGATGAGCGGCAATGTAGCGGGCATCATCTTCAGCGAGGCTGCCAATATAAGCATCATGCCAGCAAGGGCGCCCATACCTTGACCAAGCTCAGCCCAAGACATGTTTGCCAGCGCTTGTACTGAGAATACCAGCAACCGGATACCGATTGCGAGAGGAATCATAGCTAGGCCAGCACGCAGCAATGGACCGCTTGCTTTACCGAGACCATATGCGGCCCCAACAAGCATAGCGAGAATCGCAACGACACCAGTAAGACCCTTAGCCAGTTCTTCCCAGCTCAGTCCAGACATCACTCTTACTGCAGCAGACAATATAAGAACAGCAGCTGCCAACCCCATGAGCCCAAGAGCAATGACAGGCATTTGGACGATACCAGCAGCACCAGCAAGCTTACTGATTACTGCTAGAGCACCAACAAGGACCGTGACCATGATTGTAATCGCAGTCAAGGACTTTGCAAGCCCAGCAACGTCCATACCAGCAAGCAGCTTCATCGACAGAGCAAGAATACCAACTGCAACGGCAATCTTGAGGATGATGTCTGCCTTGATGTTCATCTGCATGACTGTGAGTGAGTCAGTCAGCTTGTCAAAGACACCAGTAACGCTTTCGAAGCTCTCCTTGATACTACCGAAAGTATCCTTGAGATCTCCGAGAAGACCGCCGCCTTCTTCGCCAGTCAGTTTGGCAATACCGCTCTTGAATACCTTGCCGATAGCAAATGCAACAGCACCAATAGCGCCAGCACCCAGAATCGTCGTGATGTTCCCAGGCGTGAAGAAGTTGCTGAGCATCTCTCGCAAATCAAAGAGCCCACTGATGAGCGGCGAGTCCTCCGAGAAGGGTCCGCCACCAACAAAGTCGCCCTGAGTGAGAACGTTCCAGAATTGTGAGATAGCACCGGTAACATACTCAAGACCTTCGCGCATTCTGAACAGAATATCGACGATCTTTGAGTCTTCAGAGAACGGACCACTGACAAAGTCCCCACGACCAAGAATTGCGTAGACTTGATTGAGGACCCCTCCAAGATTACCAAGATTGCTGAGGAATCCAGCAACACCCTCGCCAGCAATGCTGAACATCTTGATCGGGACGGCCAATATAGATCCAAGACCCTGGAAGAAGTTCTTGAATCCTTCGCTGTTAGCGAGAGTCTCATGGATCCTAACAAGAAAATCACCAAGAGAAGCTGTCAAGGACAAGAATCCGCCGGAGCCACCTGTGACTGCGCCGAAAAGATCGAAGAAGACTCCGATGATGGCCTTGATGATGGTCCAGCCAATGCCAAATATAGCAAAGACACCGGCAAAGGTGCGCTTGAGCTTGTCGGCCGTTTCTCCGCCAACGATAAGGTTTCTCGAGAAGTTTCTGAACGCCTCTGTCATAGACAAGAGCGAGGCAACCGTTGTCGGTGGGAATATCTCTCGGAAAGCTTCCTTGATCGGACGCAAAACACCCATCAAGCCTGCGAAAACGTTCTTCAGACCCTCGATAGCCATGTCTCGGCCACCGGCGTCAGCCCAGCCCTTAATAAGCTCGTTTCTCGCTGCACCCATCCCATCGATCATCGGACCGATAGCCTTGTTTATGCCGGTGAAGAGAACCGTTGCCGCTTCGAAGTCGCCAAGGAGGAGTTCAGAAGTTTTTCCCCAAGAAGAGCCCGCAGCTTCTCGCAAACCACCAATAAGCTGTGTCCAAGTTCGAACTTTCTGAGCAGCGTCCTGAGCAACCTTCTGTTGCTTGATGAATACGTCAGCCTGCTTGTCTGTCAGACCGATCTGCTTCAGAGTTGCGCGGTTTATCTCCTCATTGCCCTCAGCCTGGATCTTGAGGTAGGCCTCCATGACATCGGCTTTAAGCCACTTCTTCTCGAGGGTCCCGTTAAAATCTTTAGCGGCTTCTTCAGCCGTAATCGTGGTCCCCTCAAAAGCCCCCATGGCTTCGGCGATCTGAATGATGCCCTGTCGCATGTTGGCATTACCCATACCAACGTTCGAAAGAGACTTCCAGTCCATAAGAGTAATGACGCCAGCAGACAAGGCCTGCGAAAGCTGGTATGCAGCTCCAGCCGCACCCTCAGCGCTGGTACCAGATGCAGCAGCTTCGTTAGAGAAGCCTTTAATCATCTGAGTAGCGTCTTTAACACCAATGCCAGCGTTGGTGAACAGACCAATGTTCTTGGTCATGTCGCCGAAGTTGTAGATCGTTTCGTCGGCGTAAGTATTCAGCTCATCAAGGTTGTAGTTGATGTCCTTTAGAGCTGCTGCTTCATTCGGGTAGTCTTTTAGAGTATTCGCAAAGATAGTCTGGACAGACTTGATCTTTGTTTCGTACTCGTTGAAGCCCTCCATTACTGGAGTGATCGTAAGAGACTTGGCCATCGCCGTTCCAGCATCGACAATTTTGTTGGTGATGTTGGAAAGTGCGGTTACCGCAACCGTTGACAAAGCCAAGAACTTTGCGCTCAGACCCTGAACTTGTCCCTGGGCTTGAGTCGTGTTGAATCGGTTGGCCGAAGCTTGCGCCGCGTCAATGCCGTTCTGTCCACTGCCGAAGTTAAGGCTACCCTTGAGATGCTGAAGGGTTGCCATCGAAACCTTTACAGCGGCTTCGAACTTAGCATTGTCGAACTGCATAGCGACGATGAGGTCGTCAATAACAGCCATTAACGTGCCACCTTTCGCCGGACTTCGGCAATGATTAGATCAAAGACTGGTTTGATCGCAGGATTGATGAAGTCTCTACCAGCGACATAACCGCCAGTACCTGTGCCGTGCCCAAACTGTAGTAGGATAACGACTGGTTGACCGTCTATGGTTTTATTTTGATTGTGCCAGGCAAGCTTCCAACCTTTGCCAGTCTTCGTGACCTTACTGGTCCAGGCGTTGCGCGATTCTCCAGAATCCATCGGTGTGGCATTGGAAAGAACGTGAACGCCGAGAGCACCGTACTTGCTAAGCGCGTCTTGGATCGTGCCTTTCGACATTCTGCCAAGTCTGCTTTGGGCGTTCGAGAAGGAGCCCTTATGGGTCAATTGAATTGATGGCACAAGAGCTCCTTCCGAAGCGTCAATCGCGGTGTGTTGCTTTCCAGTTGATCGAATCTGCCAGACGTTGAGCGAGGGATCCTCCGCCGGCGTAAGGTTTCTGGTAGTCGGTGGTATGCCGTCCACCAAGATACCCTTCGATGTCGATTCGGGCCTGGTGTAGACGAGGTCCTAGCCCCATGAACCACTTAAGTGGGTTCTCCCGAAACACCTTCAGTTGGAAGGCGAGCTGGAGATCCCCATCGTCAAGATGCTTGGCGAGATCGGCAACGAACTGACCGGGCATCACGTTGGAGGCATCGGCAGCGGTTCGCAGGAGAGCATCCGCCTTGGCATCCGAAATTACGTCACCGGGAACGGTGGTCCAGTAGGTTCGATCGGGAATAGGGCCCAACTCCTGACCACAGATTCCCCACCCGAGAGTGTCTGGAAGTTCTGCTTGCTTCCGACCTTTGGGACGAAAGGGATCCGAGAGCATTCCGACAGCGACCACCTGAGCTAAGCGATGCTCGTTCTTCATCAGCCACTCACGAATGACTCGACAACCACCCGAATAGCCGAGGAGAATGAACGTTTCGCCGTTGATTCCGTCAACAATGCGATCGATGTCCTCGACACCAATTCGAGTTGACTCGTCCCAGGACTTGTTGCCGCCAACAGTGGCCATAGAGGCCGGCCAGATGACACGATCCGGCTTGTACTCCCGATTGAGGATGATCAGGCGTTCGATAACGTCGTAAAGAACGGAATCTTCGTGGACGACACCTCGCTGGTTCGATCCTATTCCATCGGCGTAGATGATGTGCATGAAATCCTCAAGTCGTAGGAATTTTAATAAGGGTAGACCTCGAAAAGGCCTGATTTCAGCTGACGATCCTGTGCGTTCTGAGCATTCGACTTCGACAGGATGTAAATATGAGTGTTGTCCGGGATCGTCATCTCTTTGGATCCGCTACCGCCGTTCTGATTGCTGATCAGAATTTGTCGATGTTCGTTTGTTGTGCCATTTACGAACACTTCACCAATTCGAGTGCTAACCGCAGTCGTGGTATTCCACCGATAGTCATTTAGCATCAGTAGAACGTGTCCGCCTTTTCGAATATAGACATGACCGACATAAGTGTCCACATCTCGAACAAGGGCTGGGCGCTCAACGTCAAGTCGAGCAAGAAGCTGATCGGGTTGGAACGTGGACCCAATGAACTTAAGACTGGAGAAGGCGCTAGATATGTTGGTGGGCGTTGAGGTGGTAGTAACGCCAACGTATGTCTGGGAATCGTTAGGTTTGAGCAAGGGATCCCTTGCCGCGAAAACGTAGTTCCCGTTGACATGGATTACGATGACGTCCAACAGACGCTTGACGGTTACAACGTCATTGGTGGACAAAGAATATGTGAACGGGTAAGAAGCCGACACAATGTTTTCAAAATCCGTTACCTGAATTCGAAAACCATCGCTACCGAACTTAACCTCGATAGCGTCTTGTCCGTAGATGTTGGCACCCATAATAACCGATGACGGCCTTACGATGGGCGAAAGGTCTGCGACCGTGAATTGGACGGTTAGCTCATTACCATCGTACATTCTCTCACACAGACGAGTCTGCTTTGCAGCGACGCTTGTCAATCTTGGTTTATACAAACCGTTGGCGACCACGGCGCCAATCATGTTTGACTCTTCCATGATGGAGATAGGAAGCATCGCCAAGTCAGACTCTGCGCTGAATTCAGTCGCCTTTTCGGCATACGGATAAACCGGGAATGCCTCTCGGACCTGACCGCTGGGGTGCCGCGCAAGGACAACCTGTGCAACTTTCCCCGGAGCCCAAATATCGCCCGCGTCTTTGACGCCGTTCTTAATCATTCAGAACCACCGCAATGAATCCTTCAGCGTTTCGAGTAGCTTCTGGAATCTGAGTGTACTCCGACATGGTGCCAGACCAAAGAGTTGTGGTCCGACCCGATCGAGAGACAGCAACTCGAGCCGCAGCGAAGATCTGTCGAAGGCTTGCGCTGAAATTTCCCCCGGCGGGATTTGGCGTTGTTGCAATGGCAAGACTTGCATCGACAGTACCATCCAAAGCACCGGTAATCGTCGGAGTAGCGGCGGTCCCGCCAAGGTTGCCCTGGAGTCGAACACCACCCTTTGTCGAGTTGGTAGCGTCGGGGACACCACCGGGATCTCCCTTGACGCCCTGAGGTCCACGGACGTTACCAGCGAGGATCTCTTGTCCACCCTTGGTAGTCAGAACAAGCTCATCACCTTGAATGGTTCCGCCGATGACGGTAGCCTGCTCCATTGCCAGCATTCGTGCAGCGGTGAAACCGGTAACTGTTACGCGTGCCATGTTCTGCTCCTAACTTTCGGTAGTAGAGATCTCGTAGGTTTCTTCGTCCAAATATACCGCGTCAGCTTCTTTGATGGTGAACAAACCGACGCCAGGCATCTGCTTGATGAAGTAGTCGGATCCCGAGGCGGTCCACGTCCCATCGCCGTTGTCAACGATCTCGATTTCGGCAGCCGTGGTGGTCATGAATTCGAACTCGTCGATTGTCTTCATCGAAGGCTCTGTGGTATCGGTGCCGTAAAGCGCCTGTTCTACCTCAAATATAGCAAGCTCATGCATCTTGGTCGTGTCGAAGATGATGTGCGAGCTAGGACGAAGGTTCAAACCAGCGACGGGAACAGAAGTCAGGTCCCAAGAGAACTCTTGGGCAGCTTGACTGTTGTTGATGGTAGAATATGACTTGCTTGAGGGTTTAGCTGTGAGGTTATACAAGACGTGGATCTTGTATCCGGCCGTAACCCCTTCAACGTCGTTGCCGATCATTGTCCGGTATGACAGGTGAAAGACACCAGTAGGGATCTGGCCTGTGACAAATATGCCGTTGCCGGATTCACTAACGCCGTCGTAAAGTTCGAACTCTTCAGGGTAAGTAAACGCTTTGAGCGTTCCTCTGAAGTCGCCACGAGAGACGTAGTCGAAGTACTTGATTCCGTTGAAGTACAAAGGCTCGACGTTGGTGTCGCTAACCTCGTTGACTGCTGTCAAACCGTTCCAAGGAACAGCAATGCCCTCGTCAGGGAGATAAAGAACGCCGCGATCAATACCAACTTCGAAACGCCTCTGTCCGACAGAGTTCCACGCAATGCGTGTCATTAAAACACCTCCCTTTTAGCCAGTCGTGTTGAGTTGCTGCCGTCGCTGTTCATTCAAAGCTCTTCGCTCAGCAGCAATGCTTTCTGCCTTTGTCCGGGTTTGCTTGTTGACGCTCTTGCCCCCCGTTTTGCTCTCAGCCGCTCGCCGCTCTTCGTTGAATACATCGATGAGGGTGAACAACCGATTCAAATGCCAGTTCTCAGCGACCCAAGGAATCTCGTAAGAGGTCATCCAATAGTAGATAAGCTCACTCGTGATCGTCTGAGTGCTTTTCTTCTTGTTCTCAGGCTTAGTAAACCAAGTCGCCGTCTTTTTGGCGTTGATGTGGGTGTTGATTGCCTCGTAATCCTGAGGACTTAGCTTGAGATAAACCAGCGGGGGAGTGTTTTCGTCAAGGTCCATCATTTGGACATAGGCGAAGATCTCATCAGTGGATTTCTCTTCTTTCGAGAGGAACGGTTTCTCGAATTTCTCTTCCCATTTTGACAGTGAAACTAAGGAGTGCTCCAGCCTCAAGACGTGAGTCTTTTCGATGAACTCGTTTTTCTTCTCATCGAAGTATTCTTCTAACACAACTCGAAGCTGGAGCATACCTTAACTCTCACTCTCTAAATTGCTGAACCTTAGGGCGTGAAGGTCCAGGTGGTGGTTGCTCCGGTGGGGAGCTTGTAGCCGGGAGTGGCCTCCGCGGTCACAACGGTCTCCTCGGTGATGACCCGATCGCCGGCGGCAACGGGCACGCCTTCGATCTTGTACGAGACGCCGGTCACCGAGGGGATGGTGACGGTGTCCGAAGGGGCATCGAACGTGGGAGCAGTCGCAGTGACCTCAGTGACCGAGTCGCCCAGGAGCGAAAGCACCTCAGTCGGGGAGGGCATACGGGGCTCCTCGCCGTCACGACCGTACAGGATGTCCTCGAAGGCCTTCAGGTCTGCGGGGGCCACCTTGGTCGAGTCGACGATAAGATGGGCGGTGTTGCGATAGGGCTTGCCCGTCGCTTCGTTGATACCCTCGACCGGCACCGGGTTGGTGGTGAGCTCCCAGCTGAAGGTCGCGGCCTCCGGCGAGTCGTTCACGGTCGAGCGCGACTTCTCCGAGGGAGCAGCGTCGCAGCCGTAGACGAGATGGATCTTGTATCCGAAGTCGGTTCCGACGAGGTCGTTACCAATCAGCGAGCGGTACGAGAATCCGAAGCTCTTTCGGGTCTGCTGAGCGATCTGCACGCCACCGACAACCGCGGTTCCGTCGCACTGAGCGAAGGCCTCGGGGTAGGTGAACGCCTCGATCGTTGCACCGAACTCCTCGTTCGAGATGAGGTTCAGGTACTTGATGTTGTCAGCGTACTGAGGGTTCGCCTCGGCACCCGACGGAGATTCCGAAACCGAGGTCAGGCCATTCCAGGCATAACCCTTGTCGTACTCACCCGTGCTGTTCGGAATGAACAGTACGCCGTGATCGACGCCGGTCTCGTACAGACGCTCACCGGTGGCGTCCCACTTGATTTCAGGCATTTGTTTACTCCTCCTAGAAGTACAACGTAAAGACGTCGTGGTTCAAGTTATCTGCTGTGAAAAACCGATTGTGCGACGCCAGAGGGAGCAAAGCTACCTGGTCGACGAGCGCGCTATCCGGATTCTGATCAATGACAGTAACTTCGTATCGAATGGCGTGTCTATACGGACCATTGTCAGCATACGACACGTCCATGTTATCTCTCGCGTAGATGATGCAAGGATACGCCATCTGAAGGTTGTTTGGCGGTTGAAAATATACGTTAGGAACGATGTCCTTCAGTATCTTTTGCAACTCAAGCCGGGGTCGGGCCATTGTAAACGCCTCCCAACCTCAGGATAAGGCGGGGGCTCTGCACTTCGACGTTTTGAACCGTCCACAAAGCCCCCGCCCATCTGACATAACGCATAGCGAAGAAATGGTTGTGCGCGTATGCATCAGCTACGATGGAGATGGAGTTACTGACCGACAGATCATCGTGGAGTTTCTCCCCAGCATCCAGAGATCGGGCGTTTCTGATGACGTCGCCGAAATATGACTTTTCAACGATTTGGTCAACAAAAACGCCCGACTCCGGAGGGGATTCCACAGCGTTGCCGTATCCAACTTCACCGTAGAACTTAGGCATTGTTCAGCTTAGCTCAGAAAGCGCCGCTGACAGCACCCTTGTCACCGTCGAACATCCACTCGTCCTCAGCGCTCGAGGAGAGGTAGTAGCTCGACGACGCCGGCACCGCGATCACGGTGAGCTCCTCGTCCGGGGTCAGGGTGACCGGGGACGCAGTGGTGAGCGTGGCGTTGGTGAGCTTGTTCTTGTAGGTGACGCCGGTCACGGTCGGAACCGTCACGGTCTTGTCCTCGTCGTCCCACTGGGGAGCGGTCGGACGGACCATGGTCGAATCGCCGGCGACAGCCTTGACCACAAGGGCCGACTTGGCCTTGACAAGCGCTCCCGAGATACGGGTCTCGATGAGGTACTTGTACTGGTTGTAGTCGATGTCGAAGTCGTCGAACAGCGTGACGTCGCCACCCTTGTCCGCACCGATGGTGTAGTCCTGCAGGTTCACCATGATACCGATGGTGTCCACGGACGGCTCGTCCATGACCTCCACAGCGGTGATCTTCGACACGCGCAGAGCGGCCGAAAGATCGTTGACGGTCGGGTAGATCCGACGACCGAGCGAGTCCTTGATCAGCAGGAGCTGAGCCAGGATGGTCTCGCTGGTGAAGAACGTCGGGTTGCCCGAGCCGCGGTAGTGCCGGCGCTGCAGGGTGAGAGCGTCGATGATCTCCTCGGCCGAGTAGTCAGCACCACCGGTCGAGACGTAGAGCTTGGTGATGTAGAGATCGTCCTCGTTGGCGATCGGACGGACATGATCCTCCTGGATCTTGTCATCATCGCCGGCCGAGCGACCGTCGCCGAGCAGGACCGCGCGAGCGATCTCTTCCTCGAGCATGAGCCGCATTTCGCCCTTGAGCCATGCCACCACGTCGAAGTCGGTGATGTCCAGGATGTCGTCCCGGTCCAGCTTCTGCTTCTTGTAGATGGTCTGGGGAGTCGTCACTCGCTTGGCGACCCGGAAGAACTCTTCCTTCTTCAGGTTGCCCTTGATGTAACCCTTCGCCCGCGCCTCTTCGAGGGTCAGGTTCGCGGTCAGGCTCTTGATCCGCGAGAACGGGGTCTTGCGGGTTCCGGTCATGATCTCCGAGACCCACTCGGTCCGGCGAGCGATGAACTCCGGGGTGCTCGAGATCGCCTTGGCGTCCGGGAACAGAACATCGATGTCCTCGATGCCGTGCTGCAGGGCGTAGTCCTCCACGGCCTCCTTGACGGATCCGAGACGCTTGGCGGCCTCGAAGATGGAGGTCTTGTCGGCGTGGCTGAGAGCAGGAGTCTCGTCCTGGCCGGTCATCGTGGAAGCGCCTTCGAAGACGTTGTGCGACATGGTGTTGTTTCCTTCCGAGAAGCTGGAGTGCTGGGCGGTGTTCTTGTCGTCGGAGTCGGTATCCGAAGAGGACGAAGAGGACGAACCTTCCTTCGCATCCTCGAGTGCCTGTCCGATCATGAAGTAGACGACGTTCTTCTCTTCTTCGGACATGCCGTCGAAGATTTCCTTGACGGTCTTTTCCTTGCTACCGTCATCATTGTCGTCGTCATTGTCGGCATCATCGGTGGTGCTCGTGCCGGCGTCATCCTTCTCTGCGTGAGCGAGAGCTTCGCCGAGCATGAACTGAACGGCTTCCTGCTGCTCGTCGGACAGCGTGTCGAAGACTTCTGCCACGGTCTTTCCCATAGTGTTCGTGTCCTTTTCTGAATGTAGGAGCGGGAGCCCTGTGTAGATAACCGCCTCATCGTCCAGAGTGTCGAGAGACCCGTCACTGTGAGCGATGTTGACATTGTCGATCAAGGCCCCAGGATTGGCCCCTGACAGAACAAGACTGACCTCACGGATGGTACCGTGCATTACCGCCTTGTCTTTTTCCACCAACTTATTGGCGTAAATCGAGAGCGCGGTGATGTCACCGTGCTTGACCAGAGCTTTTGCACTCTGTGCAGCCTCTGTGTCGTTGAAGAAACCGTGACCGTAGACGTCACCTTCACGGGCTTCAAGGAGCATGTGGCCGAGAACGTTGGTCGGCTCGTTGTGGGTGTGCTGCCAAACGAGCGGGACCTTTTCCCCGTCCATGTGCTTGAACGCGTCAGACAGAATGGTTCGACCGTCTGAGCATCGAAGGTTTGCTTTGGTTGCGAAACCACTGAAATCAGGTTCCATTTTGACCGCCCCCTTTCGTTGATTTGGACGACTTGTCGAGGTTCATACTATTTGGCTCCGATTCGGGCAACTGCTTCGACTCTCTTCTGCAGTTTCTCTAGACGCTCTGCAGTCTTGTCAACCTTCTCTTGAATGTCGGAGTTGCTGTCATCTTTCCCAGCGTCCGGATTCTCTTTCTCATACGCTTTTTTCGCTGCCTTGGCGGCTTCCCGCTTTTCGGCAACAGTCTTGTCGTCTGGTTTCGAATCCTTCTTATCCGACTTGTCTTTCTCGTCCTTTTCGTCCTTCATTCCTTTAGAACTGCCGGGACTTTTGACTTCAGCCGTGATCATTCGATTGAGGGTGTCTTCCGAAACCCCTGCTCGACGCATTGCTGCTAGCTTTGCTTGTTTGATCGCAGCATTGAGTTGGTCGACTCGAGATTCTAGTTCAGCCAGCTTGGCTTTGAGTTTGGCCCGTTCGGCCTTCCTCTTGGCAGCAAGCTTTTGCTTTGCTAGTTGAGCCTTGGACGGGCCTCTGCCTTTCGGCGCGGGCTTACCGGCACCTGGCTTACGACCCTTTAGTTGTCGAGTCCGCAAGTAGTACTCACGGGCTTTGATTGGGTCGTATTCGTGAAACAATTCCGTCAGAGGAGTTACCTCATAGAAAGTGTTTCCAGCCATGTCAGTCCTCTCCCCCAAGCTGAGCGAACATCTCGTCCAGCTTTGAGCTCATAGAGTCCAGACTGCCGTTCATTGCTTCGTCGGTGCCATCGTCTTCCTCAACAACTGCTGTGTCCTCCACAACTTCTCCCTCGACGGTTACGCCGGGAGAGCCAGGAATCTGCGGCATGTTGCTGTTGACGAGTTCATCGGCCTTAGGATCCTTGGAGGGGATCATACCGACAACCTGACGGAATTCATTCGACGACATGATCTCGTTTCGAGTGAACTTGTCAGCGATCTCAGCGATGTTCTCAATCGGAACCAGACGGAACGGATCCCGGAAGAAGCGAACTGCTTGCATCTGGGACCGAGCGGTCTTGGAGAGAAAGACACGATGCATCGCTTCGGTAATCACCGAAACCATTGGCTCGATAGTTCGATTCCAATAGTTGAGCATCGTCTTTTCGTCTGCAGTACCGTTCATGATCTCTTCGGTGATACCCAATTGACCATAAAGCATCTCGGTCAGGTAGGTGATCTGCGCCATGAGATTGTTCTCGGCAGGACGATTGAGCTGAGTGATCTTCTCAGTACCATCGGTGTATGCGATACCATACTTACCGTTCCTGAGCTGATCTTCGATGTCCGTTCTACGCTGTTCAGCCTGCTGTCTACGTGCTTCAGACTTAATCACGTAAGGTAGCTGGATGATCATGTCGAGCTTACCCGACGCCGAAGCTTCGTCAACCGAGTCAAGGAGATTCAGTTTACGAACTAGACGCTGAAGAGTCGAGTTTGGCTCGTTCATGATGGCGTAAAGAGGATTCACCACGATAGCGGTGTTCTTCTTCGAGACGAGAATCTCTTCCCGAAGGCCAGTCTTCTCGTTGTACAGACTAACCCGAACGTGACTTGGGTACCAAGCGACGATTCGTCCAACACGCATCGTAATGATGTCGTAGGAATTCGAGTGGGCCGGATTCAAAGACGTATCGACTGGAACGATGGCCAAATATCCCTCAGAACAGAGCGTCATAGCAATGTCTTGACGAAAGTCACGGGATCCCTGATCGATGTTGGCTTCAACTGTGAGGCAGTTGTTCAGACCACTATCCATGTCTTCGGAATATCGCTTCTGATCATCTAGCCGAACGTGTCGCATCTGAATAGACGCGATGTCGATTCCGATTCGGGTGTAGATCGACGTTACAATCGATCGCTCACCCATAGAGCCAGTAGAAGCTTTCAGGCGATCCGGACGAGTGCCATAAGTTGCTGAACCAAAGACTTCGGGAGACCGCTCAGTCTGTTCAGAGTTGGAGGCACTAAAGGCATTATAGGCCTGTTTCATTTTTCTAGCAATGCTAGCCACATGTCACCTCCTTTCTCCAAGTAATATGGTTGCTAAGCCATTCCGTTTTTCCTCAGCCAGTCTTCAACGCCACCGTTCGACTTTTTCTGAGAAGATACTCTTGTCATGGCAGCATCAAAAATCATTTTGTCAACACCAGACTTATGAGCGCCAACAGCAACTGTGGCGATGGCCGCTGAAGCCAAAGAAACATTACCAAACCCGCCGGTCATCTGACGATGGACCCCCTTTGCAGTTTTGGTAGTCGACGTTGTGACGTCTTTCCGTCGACGCTCTTTTTGAGCTTTCGAGGCGTGCTTGCCCATGTCCTGCTTGGCAAGATGTTCCTCGAATGCTTTCTTGTAAAGAGGATCTTTCGATTTGGCTTCTACAGATGCTTTAATCAACTTTCGACGATTACCAGCACCCGTTCCGTAGAACATCTTTGCTCTGGCAAACTCTTCAGCATCTTTGGATGCTTCTCGATTTGTCTTTCGAGGAATAGAAGACCCGCCATCAGAGCCAGAGGTTCGACGACCCCACCTCATCCCTTTGACGCCGTAGTGCTCCAAGAAGTCTTCGACTTCGCTTGTCATGTTCCACCTCTCTTGCTCTTGAAGTCTCGATTGGCTAGCACGTTTCGCTGAGCTTGATTAATTTCGTCGGCACTCAGCTGACGAACGTCCTTGACCTTCACGGTGCTTTGAGCAGAGAGAAGAATCATTGGCTTCTTGCTCCAGATTCCGGCGTCATTGTCATCGAGAATAGCGTCGTAACCCTGTTTCCTGACTTTATTGAAATATACGTCGGTAATCGGGAGCTCTTGATTACCAGCGACCTTGTTGAACTTCTTGTAAGCTTTGAGTCCTTGCTCTTTGGCATTGAGCTCGGTGATCTCGTCCTTGTACCCGCTTTCCTTCATCCACTTTCGACCCTCAGGTGTCTGAATGGTGTCGATGAAGGTATCAATGCGAACCTTTTCGGAAGGCATCGCCATTCGCTTCTTGGCCTCAAGCTCAACTTGGTAAACGGAGTGGTATTCCTTCTGCCCATAAGCAAACTTCTTCTGGACTGCCGGAATAACGGCCTTGTACATCTCGTTGTCGCTCTCTAGCTGGGAGACATAAAGCCTTCCAGAAAGAGCTCGATCGTCAACGCCTCGAACAATTCGGTTTAGAGTATCGCCTTTCTCAATGTACTCTTTGCCGCCCTCGAGTTTGTTGTACCACTCTTCGTTGTACTTTTGTTGACCCTTGATCCTTCCGCCCTCGGAGAAATATCGAGTCATCTGAACGGTGGATCCCGCTCTTCGAACCATGTTCTCCGTGGAAGAAGATGCCTTCTCGCTGTAGGTGCGATGTTGGTCTTTTCGAACGCCCCACTTCATACCCTTGACACCGTGGTGGGCAAGGAAAGCCTTAACGGCAGAGTGTTCAACGTCTTCCATAACCCCCAGCTTTCGATTCAGAGTCCGATCAAGATCGGAATATGTCTGATCGATTGCCAATTCGAGTTCATCTGACTCTTCATCAACCACATCGGCATGTTTGACCGACTTTTGATCGACGTCCAAAGCCATATGAGTAAGCCCGCCCCATGAGTCGTTTAGATCTTCCTTGGAAGGCTCTTTAACAACTTTGAATCCGCGCTTCTCGTAAATATGGCGAGCGTCGGGAGCGTTACCAGGAACCTCTAGGGTGAGTTTCTTGACGCCCGATTCTTTACCCATCTTTACTGCAGCGTCAAAGACGGCGGAACCATAACCGTTACCTCTCTGACTACTATTTACGCCAAGCCAGACGAGATTTAGCTCATCGTTGCTTACTTTGTTGAAGGAAGCGTCACCGATGGTTTTGCCGTTGGCTTTAATGGTGAAGTCTGAGTAGTTAAGAGAGGCTTCATACCTTTTGCCCGACAACGAAGCAATGTGGTTCGCAATCTTCCCGTTCTTGTTCTCTTCCAAAGAAAGAGTTTCACCATTCTTTGTGGTGACCGAAATATTGCGCATCCCACGAGTTTTTAGAGCGGCGAGTCTTCCTTTTCTAGTACTCAGATCTGCTTCGCCAGAGGAATCAGAAGAGGAAGAAGACTTTCGGACGCCCCACTTCATTCCCTTGACGCCATGGTGAGCAAGCAAGTCGTCTGTTGAAGTCACTACCTCTCCTTTTACTCGAACGCTTCCTTGTTTGCCTTGTAAGCGATATAACCATCCATCAATGCAGCGACGTTATCGATCTTTTCTTCTTGTCGCTTCTTCAGAAGTTTACGGTTACCGTTAGTATCTTCCAAAGTGATGGCGTTACCCATTGTGAATGACATCAGACTCTCGTCAAAGATTAGCTGACGTTGTTCGCTAAGGATCTTAAGCTCACCCAGAGGAACGGACTCAGTCCGAGCTCCCTGAATGACCTTCTCGATTCCGAAGGGACCGTTTTCGGCTTCCCAACGGTTAACGAATTCCTTTGCGTTGTAGGGGTCAAACCCTAAGGCTCGAACGTCGTACTCACATGCAATGATGTGTTGATCGAGATCTTCGTAGACATCCATCATGTCGAGAATTGTTCCCGGCATGACGTGAAGACTGCCTTCATTCACGAACTCATCATACTTGAATCGAAGAGCGCCAGGCAGTTTCATGAGAGTCAGCTCGGTGATGTAGCTTCGAGTCTTCACTCCGAACTTCCCAGAACGCAAAGGGAAGAGGAATGTGAAAGCACAGAAGTCATCACCCTGCGAAAGGTCTGCTCCCATGGAACAAGGATGCCGCCAGAAACTTTGACGGCGGTGAGGAATAGTTTCTTCGTAAGTGAAGAAGTAGGTGTAACCCTCCATAGGGATCCCGAAGCGCTTAGCCAGGATGTCGTTGCGAGAGGCCGGAGCTTTCTCTGCTCGTTCCACGTCCAGGTGGTAAGTTTCGTATGTCACCGTCTTACCGAGATTGGGATTAGCTTTCAACCACATCTCTGGCTGAGCAACTTCTTCGAGACTGTCTAGCTTGTAGTGCCAGATCGAAACGTGTGGCGCAGCGTACTCACCCTTAAGGATGTCTGCAAGTTCCATTTTGATGGTGTCGCCAGAACCGTTTCGAATCGTGCCTTCCGAGCTAACTGCGACAATCAAGTAATCGTCAAGCTTTGACGCGCCCTGCTCAATTGCACCGATGACGTCTTCCCTGATGTCACCAGACAGCCACTCATCGACTGTTGAAACTTTTGGTCGTAGACCCTGAAGCTTTGTGATGGCCATTGGCCTGACTTCAAGTATGGATCCGGTAAGGAAGTTCTCGATGCCCTTCTTTGTCGATGCCAGCTTCTGCCGAGTCCCTCGGCTGCCGGTCGTGTTCTGCATAGAGCCCTCGGTGAGGAACTCAAACAGTGGACCACGAGCTCTTGTGATAGCTGTTCGAAAAGGAGACATCACTTCTTCCGACTGTTTCATTGTCGGTGAGGTGGTGATCTGGTGAGTGGTTGCGGTGTCGACGTTTAGGAAGTACGCTTGAAGCAGTGATTCGTAAAGTGACTTGGCAGCACCTCGTGCAACGATAAGATACTGCTTCGTAGTCAAGCGCTTTCGGATTGTCCGGTTGACATACCGGCCGCCGTGGCCTTCTTCGTACGGGACGTAGACGCTGCGCTCAACAAAGTAGTACCAACCGAAGACTTGTTCTGCCCAAAGCTTGAACGAATCCAATAGGTGAAGATCCGAACCGTCGGTCAGTGTCATTTCGGTCTCACAATAACGAATGAAACCCTCAATCGACTGATCGTCGTAGTACATGTTCGGATTTGCGATGAGATCGTCGATACGATTCATCTCCAAAGCAATTTCCCGATTAACAGGAATCTCACCCCTGAGAACTGAATCTCTGAACTGACCGTAGTAGTACGGAACAGCTGTATTCGACAATCCCATCGCAAATTCTCCTAGTAGGTTTACATTAATTCAGCTAACGCCGACCTCGCCCAGGGGGAAGCTGGGGTCGACCGGGAGGAAGCTGAGGCGGACGGGGCGAAGGAAGGTCATTCGCTTCATTTCGAGTCCACCGTGGCCGGCTGGATCCGCCATCGGAATCAGACGACGTCTGAGAATTGAAGGCGCTCTTGACTGCTTCAGTAACGGCCCACTTGATGCCTTCCTTAGCAAGCTCAGCGCCAGCCTCTTTCAGAATATCGCCAAGGTAAGACTTGCCGGCAGCACGAGCTGTCTGAGACTTCTGGTTATCCATCAAAGACTGGTATTGCTGCTCGAGATTCATTCGAGTAACCATGTCCTGAAGCTCTTTGTTGCTGAGCAAATCAGTACCGTGTTTTTGCGAGCGCTTTCGAGCTATCTCAGCGGTTTTTGCTTCTTCGGACTTCTTAGGCTTGACGATCTCAGCCTTCATGTCGAAAGACTTTTGGGCTTTCTTGTCGGCTTTGGCCTCTTGGCGTTCTTCCTTGGACTTTTTGCCGCCGTTGCGACTACCAGGGCCAGCATCACCACCAGACTTAGAACCGCCCCCTGAGCCGCTATCGCCAGAGCCACCACCCTCAGAGCTTCCACCACTGTCCTTCGACTTTCTACGAACGCCCCACTTCATTCCCTTGACGCCGTGGTGCATGAGAGCACACCGCATGTCGTCTTTACCGAGCTGATCGTGAATGAGTTCGTAGTTCTCGATCATTCCATACTGGTCCAGGATCGGACGAATATGAATCTCGACTGTTCCGGTATGAGCGAGCCGATCAATCGAAGAGATGAGCCAGTCACCATCGGGACGAGCACAAATATCGATCAGCCGATTGGCTTTCTCGGAAGGACGACCGCCAAGAGCGTGCTGAAGGTGGTCGTGGAAAGCGACCTGGTTCTCTCGAACGTAGATCTTCTTGGCGTCCTTGGTGGATCCGTGAGCAAGCTCTCCAGAAACGGCACCCTTGACGAATCGACCTTCCTTTGAAAGCTGCTGAGACGTACGTGCAGCAATCGGGATGGTTCGCTTCACAGCTTCTTCAAGAGGATTCTTGTGAATGAACTTCTTCGCTCCGAATCCATGATGCTTGAGATTGCTGGGCTCACGCTGTTTCCGGCGAGCGAGAACGTTTCGCATTACGACATCCCGGGGAGTAAGTGGTTGCTTGTGAGCAGCTGCTCGCTCTGCCTGTCGATGCGCCAAACTGTCCTGAGCCATGGCGTACTCGTCAGGGTACTCAAGAGTGAACGTCGGGCCGTCGAAGTCGTCGACCCAAAGAGCGATCTTGTCGAAGTAGACCGAGTACATCGGAAGCGAATGAAGGCCTTCCGCTTTCTTTGCCGGTCGCTGGGGGTAACCCAGAGTCAGATGCGGAGTCCAACCGTCAAACTGCTCGGTTGAATGGTACGCTTCGCTGATCACAGGATCCGTAAGCAGGTACGATCGGAAGTCATTGACCTGCTTCAGCCGTCGATCAGCACTGAAAAACAAGACGTCTGCTGATTCATCACCAAGGATCCCTCGGTTCCGGACTTCCGCCCCAAACTTGTGGATGCTGGTGTTGACAGCGTGTTGAAGATACTCTGTGATGTGCAGAGCTTTCGCTGGATCACTTTGTTCGCCCAGGAAGAGAAGCGTCATGTGTGGAATCTTCTCGCTTGAGATCTTCCAGACAGATTCCTGCTCTTCCGGGATCGCAACAATAGCCCACGAGGTCATGCTTGGTCACGTCCTTCCCGGTAAACGTTGAGTCGCCACTCTAGCTCCCTGACCTGCTCTTGCATTGCAGTCTGAGCGAAAGAAGTGGTCGGCGGATCGAAGAGAAGGCGAACCTTGAGAAAGATGTACGTCTTGATTGAGTTCAAACGCATGTCTTCTTCGAGAAGGTCACCCCACTCCTCACTATCGTCTTGGATCATGAAACCCTCTTCGGGTCCAAGTCCTAGTTGATGAAGCGTCGACAGCACACCATTGATGTGCATGATGATGTCCATGTCGAACACGTCGTAATCTTCAGCAATACCTAGAATCTTCTTGGTACTGGTGAGGATACTTTCGGACACGTGGGGTCACCCCCTCTCTTCTAAAACTTCCATTTTGAAGGTCTGAGACTAACGGATACTTCGAATGATGTTCTCGGCAATCTGCCGAAGCTCATCAACGTTGGTCTCGTTGTCTTCCCTCGGAATGATGAACTGATCCGTTGGCGGGTCTTCATCGAGATGGTTGAGGAAGTGATTCTCGTCGATCCGAGCAGCAATCTCAGCGTGGAGCTTGTCTGCAATCGACTGAGTCATTCCGTTCTTGGTTCGAGAAACCCCGTAGGTGGTGCCGAGCATACCAACGGCAACAACCAGGAACGGGAACCAGGACGGAAGGTCGGTTCCACTCTCTGCCAAGGCAGCCAGGCCGGCGGCCGCAAAGGTAGCAACGCTACCGATTGCAGTGGTGACCGTGTTTGCTTTCTTCTTGGTCTTGGACTCGTTGTCCTGAACCTGTTGAACGACCTGGTCGACGACAGTAAGACCTGCATTGCTGGTAGCCATTACTTACCCGCTTCCTTGTCGGCGAGGACTCGAGTCAGGTTGGCGATGTCTTCGCGAAGAAGTCGCAGCTCGGCAATTGTTGCTTCGCTGTTGTCGGCCGCACGCTTCGACTGCTCGTTGGCGTGGGTTGCGTGGTAGTCGATCAGCTGGATGAAGTCCTTACGCTTGAACTTTTTGCCAGGTGTGACAAGACTGCCAAGCATCTCTTCCCAGAAAGCCATTGGTTCTCCTGCTTCAGTGAGTTGTTCTGCAGGGGGAAGCTGCATGAACGGCGGATTGTTGATGTAGCGCTGAACTTTGCGCTGGAAGTCCTTGACGTCTATTAGACCTGGATCCCACTTGCCCTGGACAGCAGCCCAATCCTTGTGACCAATGACTCGAGTAGCGTCAAGCCCAAGATACCAGCAAATCGCAGCGCAGATTCGGTAGTAAGCATCGAGCATTGCTGGCGGCCAAGGGGTTTTGCCGTCAGAGTTTGCTTCGATGCCGATTGTTACCGCGTTTGCATTGTTCTTCTGAATGCCAGGCCAGGATCCCATGCCTGCGTGCCAAGCAATGCCAGCAGCAACGACCGTCGCCACAGCATTTCGATCCAAATGGATCTGAGAAACGGGCCCAGCCAGATTTGGACTACCATTTGCAATGGATGCGGCCGAAGCATTGTTCCCACCAGTGTGGTGAATGACAATGCCCCAGATAACATTGAAGTCACCATGGCCACGATTGCGCCAATTGGCGAATTCTCGAGTATTGACTCCGAATGCTCGAAGAAGCTCGACCATAAACAAAGGGTCGCCTCGATGAGCCGGATTTCGCCTTACCATCTGACCTCCTTTTGGGGGCGTTGGGTCGTTTGGGTGAGGACAACCTGATAACCAGGTTTCTGGATCTATTCTTGTTCCGCCATACTCACGTTTCCAGACTGTGAGATGTAGATGCGGTCCGGTAGATTGCCCATTTGATCCGACATACCCAATAAGTTGACCAGATTCAACCCATTGCCCTACCTTAAGGCCTGTTGCAAACGCATTCCACATATGGCCGTATTCAGTGCAACCACCACCCTCAGAGTCCGGGTGATCCAGCACAATCCATTGACCATAGCCGCCAGCAGAACCAATATGCTGAACTGTGCCACCAGCACAAGCGTAGAAAGGAGTACCATCAGGAGCAGCAAAATCAGTCCCAGAGTGGTTTTCCGGCCTACCAGTCACTGGATTTACGCGACCAGCGAAACGTGACGAAATTGTATAGCTGTTTCTAGGCATTGGCCATTGACGAGCCATCAATAACTCACTTTCTACCAGAGTTTCGTATCTCCTGGTCTACGTTCAACATGTAGCTTTGGAAGTTGGTTTTCATCCCCGAAATGGATGGCATTGTGCGTTTTATGCGTCACACAAATCAAAAATTCGGGATCTATGATCGAACTATTCCCCTCGGCAATGTCGCCAACCGTCATCGGGTTCATATGATGAATAAGAATCTGATCGTAGATCTCGTGATCTGGAACCGCAAGATCACAGCCAAGATCTCTGGCAATAACGTGCTGTCGGACTTGACGCCACTCGGTCGAGCGGTAAAAAGCTTGATTTACATGACGATCAAACCCAAAAGTCGCTTTTCCAACTTGTCCTCGTAGAACCAGATAACGAAATCGAGGAAGAAACCCATCGATCTTTACTAACTCGGAATATGTCCTAATCGTCGTCAAGTGGATCACCCAACGACACAGGTTCATGTCCCGCATAGCTACGCATAGCGTTAAGGGCCTGACCGTAAAGCTCTTCGACTTTCTTTGCAGAAGCCATTGCTTCGGCTTTAGCCCTAAGAACCGCATTCTCATTACGAAGCCGCTCTTGCTCCAGCTTTTCACGTGAAGATCCAAGCTTGAGGTAGTGGGTCAACACTTGACTAGAGACCGTTCCCTCTGCTATCTGCTTTTCGGCCAAATCCACCGCAGCAGCAATTAGCTGGTTCTCTCGAGATTCAGGAGTAGTTGCTGGGCGGCGACGTTTTGTATCTTTTGGTTCAGCACTTTTACGTCGAGTAGCCACAATCCTCCCATCAATATTAAACCGGTTCTATTCGAAGAAACGTGTTTTGTCCAGCTAGCAGAACTGGCCTTTGAAAGAAACTTCCTTCACCAAGCCACCAGAGCTCAAAGCTGTCCCCTGGCTGTACTGTAATTGTAGTAGAAGCTGTAGCCGGAACGTCTCTAGTCGTTACCCTGGTCCCGGTAACAAGAGCCGAGCCGTTTCTAACAATACGACACTCAACTCTTGGTGTGTTGCCACTATTCCAGGTGATTTGCCCATAGAGGTTGGCGCTATAAGGTTCGGCATCGTAAGATACGACCAAAGCATCGTTTAGGAATGCTGCGGGATCCGTATCGGCATCTACAGCCATGTCTTTAACGATGTTGTGCGAGTTTCCGAGACCGTTAAGGTTTCCAGGACCCTTATACATGCGAAGAGTCTTAGGGCCAGCCGCAACAGCTTGAAGAAACGTCACGGTAGAGTCACCCCATCGAGATCGTACTCACCCCAAAGAGCCATATACAAACCTTTACCGATTGTCCCGGTCCCAATGACGTGCATAAAGAAATCAAGACGGGATCCGGCGGGGATAACGATGTCTAGACCAGTTCTGGTTTGAGTCAGGAGGTTGGCTCCGAGATTCAAACTAGCATCTGCGCCAAGACTTGTCATTTGGTTCATGTATATGAAGCCCTCAGTCGTTCCACCGGTCGTTGCGGTTTCGAACTGATACCGAACGCCTTTGAGACGAATCTGATACGGAACATAGATGCCCATCATGGCAGGACCGCCACCGAGAGTTCGAACTCCTGGTTGAACCAAGATTTCTTGCTCCCAGCGCATTGCTGCCTTGAGCATCTTCTTCATCTCGTCGTTAACGCCGGCTTTTCCAAGCCGATAAGCGTTTGAGCCCGCAACTCCATCGAAATCTGTACCAGTTCGAAAAATGGACACAGCGTTCGCAAGAAGCTGGAGAACTCCCGACGACATCTCACCATTGCTGTCGACTGAGATTGTCGAATAACCGTAAGATGTTGCCAGACCCTTGTCTGCGCCAAACCCGGCGTCAGGATTCTTGACGCCACCGAGAACTCCGGATCCCTGAGGACCAGGGGCCGAGAGCGAACCACCCATACCAGCTTGAACTTCAGCCGACAAGTCACCGAGAGGGATACCTCCCGAAGGCTTGCTGTACTTCGATGCCGCAAGAGCACGAACAGATTTGATCTCACCGCCAATCCTGGTCATGGCGGCCGAAAGCCTCGTGTTTAGGGACATTAGACCAGAGCTGCCTCGAACACAGCCACGAGGTTGTTCTCAGGATCCCCAATCTCGGTCTTGCTGTAGACATCGAGGTTGGAACGACCGAAACCACGCTGAGTCTCAGTAAGCGTCTGTGCCGCATCGACACGAAGACGGTTTCCGAGAGACGTAGTCATGGTGGCAGCGAAGTTCGCGTCTCCACCAAGAGCGTCGGCAAGCTCCTTCAGGGTATCCAGCGTTGCGCCGGCACCGTTGACAAGTGCAGCGATCTTTGCGTCGACCTCAGCAGCGGACTGAGCACCGATTGCAGTTCGAGCTGCAGCAGCGTCAGCACCCGAGGCGATGACAGCAGGCTTGCTGGTGATCTCAGCCCAAGTCGGAACGTAGTTACCGGCCTTGGCGGTGGATCCCGTTGTACCGATTGCCAGGTTCGAGGTGCCCGCACCGATTGCCGAACGAGCGGTGGCCTGGTCAGCACCAGCTGCAATGACTGCAGGCTTGCCGGTTACTTCGGACCATGCCGGAACGTAGTTACCCGGCTTTGCATCCGTAGAAAGAGGACCAACAGCAAGATTCGAGTTACCTGTTCCGGCCCCAATTGCTGTGCGAGCTGCCGCTGCCGAAGCAACCTTAGCGAGCGTCTTGCCCAGAGCCGACATGTCTGTGATGGCGTCGGTGGTAACGGTGCCACCAGCCTCAAGACCGGCCCGGAGTTCGTTGACTGCTCCAACGAGTGACCCCTTCTCGGTGGTGGAAAGAGAGGTGAGGTTACCAATCGACGACCGAACGGACTTGAACTCCGTACCGACTCGGGTGGCGAGATTGGCAAGCTGTGATGCTAGTGACACGATGACCTCCTAAGTCAGTGCGTTGTTGAAGAGTAGAACAAGATCAATCTCGGGAGTTAGTCCTGCGACGACCTTTGCGTCTTCATCGCTGGTTTGCTCGGAGGACCACACTCTGTTGGGGCTGATAACTCCGTCATCGATTACTGCCCCACCGATAACGGCACCATCTTTTCCCGGCGGACCTGGCTTACCGGGAACGATGACGACCGGGACGGACTTGTCCTCTACGCTGGCCGAAACCTCGGGAGCTTCAACTCGCACAGAGACCGTAGGAACTTCTATTTTGACCTTGACGACTTCCGGCAAGATCTCAACTGAATCAGCCATAAGGACCTCGATAGACTGGACCTTCATGAACGGGGATCTCGGTTGTCAAGTCGTCAGGGAATGCGATTCGCAAGTTCCATCGGACCTTGTTCGACTTCGTGGTTGCCGGAACCGAGTCTGTCTTCTCGTTGTTCAACACGAAGTAGAGACGACCTTCTCGATAGTCGCCTTCGAAGCGGATTGTCTCTTCGCCATGCTCGATCTCCAGGATCCCAATGGTTCCCTCGGGGAACGGAGTCGGCGGAACTGTCCGATCGTCACGGATGTAGAAGCGAAGATCACCACCCCTTGATAAAGGGAGGGCTCGCTGTTCAACTGGGTCGAACAAGTTTTCTACTGCCACTGTATTACCCTCCCTATCTAAGAGTGCCTGCTAGTTGTTCCTGGATAGCTTGGCCGGGGGTCGAAGACTTCCTTGAGCCTCATGAATGTCGGCGTCGGTTAGTTGTCTAACACCGACACGTTTAACGCTTTCGACTTGATTGAGAATTACCATGGGCGTTTCAGAGTAAATGCCACGATCATTATCGTCAACCAAAGCGTTGTAGCCTTTGCTTTTAACCTCATTGAAGTAAGCCGTGTTAATTGGATCGTTTCGAATGCCTTGATTAGCTACAAGCTGACCATAATACGTAAGAGTCAACTCTTTGCTATTCATTGTGTCGACGATGTCGCCAAGACCAATGTTTCGCATGTATTCTCGACCAGTTACTTTGGATCCATCCGAAAGCTCAATGGCTTCTTTATCCATTAGACTTATGTAAGCATCAACACGCTTCTTTTCAGAAGGAGACTTGAGTTGTCCAGTCGCTTCGTATGTAGATTCGTAGTGTTGCTCATAAGTTTTCTGAACGCCAGTCATAGCTGCCGGCAACATACCTCGATAGCGAGCAGCATCAGCGTCGTTGATCGACAAATAAGTATGCTCAGACATGAGGTCGCCCTCAAGATTCTTTGTCGTTCGACGAAGAACAGCATCTTTCCCAACAACAAAGTCTTTGTCGCTGAGACTATTGTAAGTCTTTTCACTCATGCTGCTTTGATAGCGATTAGCATCTTGTCTAGCTTTGATTTCGGTAGAAGCCGAGACCATGTTGCTTACGATAGCTTTTCGTTCTTTACGAACGCCCCATCGCATACCCTTTACGCCGTGATGCTCAAGGAAATCTAGAAGTGCCGTTGACAAGACTAGTCTCCTTCGTTTGTGAACTTTTGCTTTGGGCAATTCGGGTCGTGACAATCGTGTTCGAAGTCTTGACGATGATTGAACGACACATCCTCACCGGCATCATAGCAACTGAAGCGGTGGCCCGGTGGTTCGGTGCAGTGAGCCGTGTATGGCCCAGGATCCGCACACATCTTTGCTCGAATGCTGCTCATCAGAAGAGAACCTTGTCACCAAGGATGGTGTTGAGGGTTGCGTCGGCAAACCCAACGGATCCGCTAAGACCGATGTGCTTCAGATCGCTCAAGAACCAGCCGGCGAATGCCGGGGCCGACGAGTTTGCGCCGAGCGAAGCAAGGTCCACGACAGTCGTACCCGAAAGACCTCGAATGGCTGTGTTCAGTGCAGTCCAGTCAGCATTCGAACCGTCTCCAGCTCGAATCACCGTAAGAGCAACCTTCTCTCCGCCGGCATTGGTTAGGATCGAAGAGAGCGAAGTGGCAACTTGCGAAGCAGGATTACCAGCGCCGATGTCGTTACCGCCAAGAGCAGTAATCGAAAGGTCCGGAGCGATTCGATTAAGCAGTTCCGTGAAGATCGGATGAGCAACCTGAGTCGCCATGGCCTTTGCGGTGATGCCGGCAGAAGAGAAGTTGTACATGTGCACTCCGCTGTCTTCATCACCAACGTACTCGATGAATCCAAGTCCAGCGAAACCTCCGCCGGGGGAAACAACGTCGATGTATGTTCCGGGATCCTCGAATCGAGTCAGAGAAACCGTTTGCGTATCGCTGTTGGTAGCCATACCTTCGTAGGTTTCGCCAGACTGACCAGTGAGCAGAATGTAATGAGCGCCACCGGAAGCCGAAACGAAGTCGACCGAAGTTGTTCCAGGCGAAAGCGGAACTCGAATGACCTTACCGCCATCCGCCACAGGAATGATCCACTGACTTCCGGGAACACCGGTGTCACCGATGATGTCATTGGTGAGTGGGGATCCGTCAGCGAAGGTGGGGCCGGCGAAGTTGTACTGTTCATTGGCAGCCGATCGCTTAAGAGGCAACCAACCACGACCACCTTGAGGAAGACCTAGAGCGGAACGAAGTTGAGAGTTGAGAACGCCAGGAAATGTGTCGGACCAATTGGTCACACCCTCTGGTGCAGCTGGACGATAGCCTTCGCCACGAGAGTCGGCAAAGACTGCGACAGAAAGAGGACGCTCACGTCGCTGAGAGATAGCAGAGCGGAAAGCAACCGAAGACAATCCGGTCTCTCGAGCACTTGCTGAGTCACTCACGAAATAAGGAAGCTCAGACCAGGAAGCAAAACCGTTACCGACCTTCAGCTTGCTGATTGTCAGGTCCGGTCCGACCTCAAGACCGATCTCACCTGAGGCAAGGACGGGGTTTGCTGATTCCCATTGGGCTTTCGTTGCCCGACGGTTCTGAATCGTAGGCATAGAAAATCCTATCCCGAGTTTCCTTCTAGGATCCCCGTATTGTCATTGCCGTCGATGACTTCGTCCTCTTCAGAGGGAAGACTTGACGGGATGAAGGCGTAGTAGATCTTGTCGTCGACTCGTTTGGTCGCTCTGATGAACAGACCCATGAGACTTTACTCCTGAACTCGAGGCGGCCAGTTCCAGTGACCGGGAGTCGGCTCTTCTGCGAACGGAACCAACTGGTTGAAAAACATTCCAGTTGGATTCAGAACGCAAAGGCCGGCATGAAGCTTGTCAGCGGGAGCCAAGTCCGGATTGTCGTCCGGATAGACTGCTGTGATGATCGCAGCCCTGGGTTCCGGGAGGTATTCGCCGCCAGGAGTGCCGTAAGACTGGTAATGAACGATGCGTCCGATGCTCGGTTCCACGATTCTCCTAAGTTTGTGCGACTTTGATAGGACTTTACCCATAGTTTCGATACAAAAGCTCAGGCAAAAATTAGATTGTCTGTACTTCTACCAGACTTTCACTGAGTTTCTCTATAGAATCTACGGGGTCAAAAGGCCGCTTTGAAGGCCCAAACTCGAGATAGCAAACCCGGGGCAAAAACCGCTTTTCAAAAAATCCCCGCGGGGAAATTTTGAGG